ATGGATAAAGTAACCTTTCACTACACCCTTGACAGCTACGTAAAAGCAGACGGAACCCAAAGCATTCTTCTGCGTATTACTCAAAACAGGAAACATAAGTATATTGATATCGGCTATTCGGTTAAAGCCGCCGAATGGAATAAAGAAAAAAAAGAGGTCAGAAAAAGCCACCGGCTTTCCGCAGAAATTACCATGGTCATGGAGGCTAAACTCATTGAAGCCAGGCAAACCTACCTTAAATCCAAAACTCAGGATCTTCCCATTACCTCAAAAGAAATCAAGCGAACACTGAAGCGTGAGCTCGTGGGTGACAGTTTCCTGGACTATGCGGACAACTATATTAAGAATCTGGCAAACGGCGGCACCATTCTCAGCCGCGAGAGCATGCTCAATAAACTAAAGGAGCATCTGGGCAAAAGCCGCGACGGCCGTCAGAATGATCTGTTGTTTCCGGAGATTACCTATAAGTTTCTGAAGAACTACGAACGGTACCTGAAAAAAATCGGCAACGGGGTTAATACCATCAACGGCAACATTAAGTTTTTAAAAACCGTGTATAAGGATGCCATTAATTCCAAGCATTACCGCACCATGGACAACCCTTGGCTCGAATACAATCCCCTGCCAAAGGAAAAATCACAACGTACCAGGCTGAAGGCTTTTCAGATCGAAGACATTGAAAACTACGAAACGAAGCCTGGCTCAAGGAGGCATGATGCCAAAAACATGTTTCTGTTTGCGTTTTACCTTCAGGGAATGCGGGTAAAGGATGTTCTGCAACTGAAATGGAAACAAATCAACAAAAACTACCTTTATTATAAGGCCTCAAAAAGTAAAAAAGCGCGTCCCCGTAAAATCATTTCAAAAGCCCTGGCTATTCTGGAGTATTATCGGCAGGAACGTACCCCTTCCGATGATCATGTTTTTCCTTTCATGAAAGGCATTGACGAAAAAGCCTATCCTCCTACGAAGTTTGTCAAAATCATAGACACCAAGAATTCTCAGATCAGAAACGAGCTGATGTTTATAGCCGGCGACTTGGGAATGGAGAAACTGTCTATGCACGTGGCACGGCATACCTGGGCAAACATTGCCCGCAAAATCACGGGTGATGTGCATGTGGTTTCCGATTCACTGGATCACAGTTCCATCTCTGTGACAGAAGGGTATTTCGGAGCAGCTGAACCAGAGGAAAATGATGATTTAGTATTTAAGGTTTTTGGAGAATAAATTCTATAAATACAAAAACTCAGAATCAGGCCCTCTAGTGTTTATAGACTATTTGGAGCTATAAATTTCTGACAGATCTTTAATTAATTCAGCTTTTATAATATATCCTAAATTATTAGGAATTTTAATCGTTACTGGTGGATTCAAACCTCTTAAATTAAAGGAGCCATTTACACTTGCCATTGGCCCTGAATGAAGTATTCCTCCAAGATATAATCTTTGCGCACCTACAATTAATTGACCAGTTTCTTTGTTCAAGTATGGCTTGGTTATATATATAAAAACGGGGGATCCACTTGACCCATGAAAACAAGCTGCGTCAATTAAGAACTCTTTCTTACCCTTATAATTAATCTTTGGGTCTGATGCCGTTATACCTTTTCTTATGATGGGTCGGTTATTGACATCATCCCTGATAGAAGAGGGATATCCGATCATTATTATCTCTTCCATTGCGTCAAACTCTTTTATAGTTTCTCCAGTAGGGACTATATCATCTGTCAAATAACTAAAAAAAGGAGGAGCTAATAATTTCGATATTGCCTGTCTGGAATCAATAGCGCATAAATCAACATTTGGATCAGGATGATAAATTATTTTATCTTTTAAATCTGTTATGGTAACATCTACCGAATGAGTATCAATAGCATTTCCTTCATCATCTTCAGCCCTCAAAACAAACTGTAACAAAGCAGCATTTGCAACCGCATGTTTATTAGTGATAAGAAAAATTGACTTTTCCCGATCTTCATTGTCGAGCGCAAAAAAGAATCCTGTCGATGCACTTTTTTGGCCACCATGCTGGGTTGTAATGATCTGTGCAGTAGAATAGATGATTTGTTCAATTGAAGAGAGTTTTTTCATTGGTAAGTGTTTGTTTTAAAGATAATGTTTCTTAACTACTTTAATTTTCATAAAATTTATTCGTGATCCATCCAAACGTAAGTTCCTCCTGTTCTCCGTGGCTGTACAAACAAACGAGTGTTTCATTGTACAGAAAATGTATACTCATCCATGTAAAAAAAAGTACACCTAAAAGCCCGTATTTTGTACAGAAAACCTGTATACCAATCTAAGTCAAAAAAAACTGTACAGATAGACCAATAAAACTGTACTTTTCTACAATCTCCAAAGCAGTTCACCAGGGTTAAAGATTGTGGCGAAGTTTTGGTTTTGGTCGTAGCGTTTGCGAAGGCGAAGGTATTTTTTGCGAAGGCGCTCGTCGGGGAATTCTTTCTCGAAAATGTCGTACTTAGATCTGAAATCTACAATGCAATCCTGAATCATATCTTCTGCCCGAAAACCGTGGTGATAGACGATGTTCATCATCAACTCGGCATACATCAGGTTAAGCACAAAACGATTGAAGTAGACCATTTTTTGCACAGGAATATAAGTGCCCATTTGGCTTACGTACCAAATGGGCATTCCAAATCGAAACTCATAGGTAAGCACTTCGGCACGCTCCTTAAACCAAACCGTTTCAATGTCTACGCGGTTGGTGGTGTTTTTGGGAGCAAGGGCATTTACGATCCACGAGCCCAGCGGGTGTTTTACGTTTACAACGTATTGGCCCGGATGGGTATGCGTTAGGTATTTGCCTACAGCCGGCTCTACCATCAGGCTAAGCTGAACGGTTGGCGGGTTACTCTTTTTCAAAAAGGTCAGGTTTAATTTTAGCCTGTTATGGCTCTAAATCAATTGGTAATTCGGGCAATTCAATATTGTTACCTTCCTGTTTAAGTCGATCTTCGTAGACCTGAAATGATTGCCTAGCTTTGGCATCAATCACATCTTTTATTTTTTGCAATTCTTCAATTTTCCGCGCAAGCTTATGAGACTGCAAACAGGCCACAGTAAAATCGTAAAGAATTTCCTCCTTTGTCTTCATTGTATATAACGTAGTTTTACCTACAATAATACAAAAAAATTAGGCCTTCGTGCTGTTACGGGCATAATCTAGTAATTCCTGTGCATCTTCCAGTCGTCGGGTGCTCCATGGTTTTTCGGCAAATTTCTCAACGGCTGCGGTGTTGCGCTGAGTCTCGGCAATGAGCACGCTTATTAGCTCAAAGAGCACGTCATTCCCTGCGGATCCCTGGGCGTTTTTCATGTCTGCGTTTTTTGAAAAATCAAACCCACTGGTCCTGAGGGTTTCGGCCATGGCGGCGAAGTTGGCAAAGACGGGGTTTTGAAGCATGGCGTTGCTGAATACATACTCACGCTTTTTCTTTTCGCCACCTACCCAAGATCGGGGGCCGAGGTTAAAAAGCGTCGGCCGATCCACATACCCCTGAGGGGTTCCGCTATTATCAAGGTACAGGCTCAGCAAGTCTGTAGATCCCCCCGACTCACGACCAGGCATTCGTTGTATGTTAGGTTTCTCTAGGTTATCCGATTTAGTAAGTACTTGTTTTGCTTTGGCAATATTAGCCAAAACCACCCCGATACCAGCCGTAATTTTGAGTGCAGCATCGAGGGGCGTGGCACTGGTCAGTGCTCCCTTGGCCACCATGCTACTGATAGCTGAAGCTGTATCAGCGCCAATCTGAATCAGGGTGGCAATTTTCTTAAACTCGGCAAATTCGGTTTCGTTGGAAGCGGCTATTTCAAAGAAGCTTGCATAGATATTGCCGATGTTTTCCATCAACTGGCCTTGCTGCTCAATTTCATTAAGGCGTTTCTTGTTGGCTTTATCGTTGGCCTCGGTATAATACTTGTCTTCGATGGCGGCTCGTGCCTGCCAATACGCCTCCCAAAGTGGCAATGTTTCCTGAGCAGTAAGACCTACCTCCTCAGCTTGAGCCAGCAGGGTTTGGAATCTTTTGTCGGCCGCTCCCAATTCGCGTTGCTGTTCGGTAGCGGCATACTCATCCACGGCCATGATGGCCGCGCTCCGTTTTTCGGCCAATTCCGTGGCTTTCTTATCAGCTTCAGCAATTTGCTCCTGGTATTTCTCATTGGATTTTTTCAGCTGCTCTTCGTACTTCTTGGCTTGGTCGCCACCCACCCGCAGTAGTTCAGCGTCTTCGAGTTTGTTGAGCTCAGTTATGTACTCCATGTTGCCCTTAGCCATTTCCCTCAGGCGGTCGTACTTGAATTTTACCGTTTGGAGCTCGCGCTCGTTTGCCGTTTTGGCATCCAGTACTACATCCTCTCTAAGCTTGCGCAACTCTTCCTTGAGTTGTTTGAACTCATCAACTTCTTTCTTTTCTTTGGGAGTTCCGCCATCCCCTTCAAAAGAGCCACCAACCGCAGGGGTCACCACGGGAGCATTGGCCGTAGGTGATGTTTTCTTACCAGTATAGTATTTGTCATAGCCCGAAAGACCGTTGATGGTTCGGTTGATTTCAACCCGTTCCTTCTTTATTTTTTCAAGTTTTTGGAGCAATCGTTTTTGGTCGGCATCGGTTTTTTCAACAACGGCGGTAATTTCCTGGCCATAACTGTTAATGCCAAAAGTCCGCGTAACCTTGGAAGAGTTTAGGTCTTTTATGGTTTGATAGTAGGCCTGAGTATTGTTGTTACGCTGTTGTTCAAGTTCATTAATGCCCTCTTTGTTGAGATAGCGCATCATGGCCTTATGGTCTTCGATGGCATTACGGGCCTTAATGTTATTGATGTCAATGGCTCGACCGTAAGAATCCCAAGCCGTCACGGCCGACGGCATAATCTGCGCCACCTGCTGCACTACCTGATTGAGCTCTCCCTGAACATCTTTTCCTGAAGCTGCTTGCAAAGCCAGGCTTTCGTACTTGTTTAGGAGCGGAGTTAGGTTTTTGTCAAGGCTGTTTACTTTGCTTTTTTGAGCTTCAATTTTTTCACTTAGCTTATCAAATTCCGAAGTAACGCCCAACAAATCCCCCGAAATCCGGATGATCATTTCGCCCAATGGTTTGAAGGCGCTAGAAACAAACCCTTCCACCTTTCGGGTTACTTTCTCCCAAATGGCGGCACTGTTGTTGTTCTTGATGTTATATTCGGTAAGAATACTTTGCCCATTTTCAAACTCACGATTGGCAATAGCCTGCTGCTCCCTCACGCGGGTGATGTTATTGGCCAGCGCTCCGATCACCGCCGCCCCTTCCGTTCCGTCGATGCCGAGCGTTTTGAAGGTCTTGGCCAGGTTACCCAATCCACCTTCTGATTGTTTGGCTCTTTCCACTACACGAAGCAAGGCCTCGTTGGCGTTGGTGTTAAGCAGATGGGTAAAGTCTTTCACGCTCATACCCGCTACTTTCGAGAAATAAGGAATATCCTTACCCAACGAAATAAGCATTTTGCCGATGTTGGTGGCGGCGAGTTCGGTACTCTGGCCTTGCTCGTCCATCACGGCGGCCAAGCCCATCACTTCAGAAATGCTGATTCTGGCGGCGGGGGCAATACCAGCTAGGCGCGTCGTGAAATTGACAATGTATTCTTCAGAAGCGGCACTGTTTCCGCCCAATTCGTTGATTACTGAACCTACTTTGATGAAACTATCTTCAATCCCAAACTGACGCTTGAGGTCAAAAATCGTAATAAGCTTCCCTAATTTGTTGATTGCCTCCTCAGCGCTCCCGCCCAAGTCCTCCTTGAGTGCAACGTTGATTACATCAGCACCCCGAACAAACCCCTCTGCTCCTTTCTCGGTATCTTCACCCAATTTCCCTGCCATTGCTGCAAGGTCACGGAGTTCTTGGGTACTGGATCGGGTATCAATATCTTTTATTTCATCAAACAACTCCTCTACCTGCTGCTCGGCCAACTTGGTAGTTTTCTGAACATTGGCCACGGTATCCGAGTATTCGGCCGCTTTCTGCGTGAATTTCGGCAACGCTGTCGCAATCATGGTACCGATGGCCGTGAAGATATTACCGCCCAATGTACCGAGGGCAATCTGTCCCATGTTGGATTTGAACTTTCCCCACCAGCCATCATTTACCTTCAGCTCGGCGTTGAATTCCGACATTACACCTCGGAGCTTAATCAATTCTTTCTGAAGCTTGGCGTACTCCTCAGGGTTGGCCGCCTTCGACATATTGCGCAGCAGCTTCTCCGTTTCAAAAGTTGCCTTCTGAATATCTTTGATTGATTTCTCGGCGGCGCGGCCATTGATAACTAGATCTACAATGGCCTGTTCTTTTCTTACTGCCATAATTAAACTATAGGTTAATTCCCACGGTAAACGTGAGCTGATTTTCTATGAATTGCACCATTCCCATACCGTATCTTTTTACCAGTACTTCACTCAATCGGTGCTGATTGAAGCCTTTGGTTTTGGAATACCAGCGCGTCGGCTTCCGCGCAGGAGCATCGCCAATGCGTCGGCCATAACGACTACGGCCATACTGCTGGTCTGTGAAGTCTGTCCCCTTTCCTACACCCATATCATTGAAACGACCGTGAAGCGGGAATTTAAAACGGGCCACGCTCAAGCCCGAAACATTTTGAATTAAGCTTGTTTCCCATTCTTTTTTTAGGGCGTACGTGCGAAGCCGAATCCTTGATGCTTCATAAAATTCGGAGGTCAAAATTCGAGTGCCTCGGGTACGATACACTTTTGCATTAATCTGCCTTTGCCAATCTTTCACGGCGTATTTCTGAAAGAATTGAAGCGTGGCTTTAAGATTAATTCGTTGATTGATATCTAGGTCTTTGTATTCCATAGCATTGTTATATGATTCGATACCCTGCCCCTGGCAATAACTGAAAGCTGCTACGCACGATGTAGTATTCGTCAGGATAAGCCACCCAAAACTGTGGATCATCGCTCTTCCAAAATGCCTGTGGAATATCCAACGTCGTTTCAAACTGCCCTGCTGGCACTACCACCGAGCCAAAGGCTTCCTTTTCTGCCCTTGCATCCAGAGCATCATCGTATCCAGTTGTTTTGTACTGATAAAACAGTGTAAGCGGAATGTTGCTCGTAGCCACCAATACCGCTTCTCGGGAGGTGAAAAGCTGAAATTTCACAACAAACAGCCCAACCGTAGCAGGGTATAAGCCCTCGGCATCAATCGGCACAAAAACGATTCTCACCCAAACCGCCCCGGTCGGAATCTTGGGCACATAATCGGCCGATGGGGGTAGGAGCGGATACAAAACCGCTTCGGCCAGTACCTTGCCTTCGATGCTGGGGAGTTGATAGGTAATGCGTGAAATCAGGTACGGCAAATGCACCATTGAGGCGCTGCCTACGCCAATTTTTTGCCATAGCCTGAGTCGGGAAACAACCCCCAACTTTAGGAAGAATTTGAGCGTGATACGCTTAGAAAAAACCTTAAACTCATGAAACGGCCTCACAAAACGGTGGAACAAGCTATCGGGTTCGTCGGGCTGGAGGCTCATGGCGCCGCATCGTGCCTGGTTCATGTTGCGGCTCAAGCTGCTACCGAAGGGGTACAAAGTGCCCGACGAATCGGGCTGCATTCCATAATAGCTAAGCAGCTTGGGCGTGCCCGCCTTGGGTGGAAAAGACACATCGTACATACCCATCTCTGCGTAGGCCGAATTGAGCGACACGCCCCGACGCCGCGCAATCGGCACCAACCAACGGCTACCTTTTGAGCCGAGGGCTTCCAGTACTGCTCCGAGTGGTGAGGGCCTTTTTACGGCCGTCATGGGCAGGGTGCCGAGGGTGAGGCTGATGGAATCTTCAGCGGTACCGATTTCAAAATCGGGTATGGGTGGCAATTCTTTCTCGTAACCATCGCCCGTATCGCGCGGAAATTGGATGGCCACGCCCGTCTGGCTGATGGGGTCCGATACGTAGCCTTTCAAGAGGTTGGGCGAAAAATCAAAAGATTCGGCCGCAGCGGATTGATCTACAAAAGCATGAAAATTAACTACGCCGCGCGTTTGGTCAAAATACACACCCACGCCCATATCGTCGCGCAAAAGCTTGAAAAAATCACTGATTTTCATTGGCCACACATGAAAACGCGCAAAAGCCGTGAAGCTCGCCCAAAGTCCTGAAGTATCCATGGCCACTTCGTTGTACATCACCAAAGATTTCACCTCAGGCAGTTCCAGCCAAGGGCCTTCGGCCGTGAAGCCCAGGTACGAACATACCTCCCTGATTACCCACGTGAGGTAAAAAAACGGCACAATCGGCCTTCCAATGGTGCTGACGGTATCGGGCACAAACTTGCTCACAAACAAGGTTTCCCAGCTGTTAATGTATTTCTGGTGGTTATAGGCGGGGTTTTCATAAGTTGGATCACAAAACTCCTCGTTGAGTACGGGAAAAAACACGAATGGCCATGGATTTGTCAGTGGATCTACGGTGCGGAGCATGGCATCGGGTAGGTCGGCATGGGTGCCACACAGCACATAGCTGCTATTGTAGACTGCATCGTAGATGAATTTTGATTTGAGCTTGGCGGCTACCTCGCCACCATCAAAAAACAAAATGCCATCGCCGTCCTGGTTATTGACCCGAAAACGCAGTACTGCCGCGCCCATCGGCAGGCCATTCACGCTGAGCGTAACCGAAATTCCCGAAAAACCACCCGCTTCAGGGCGGTGCTTATGCCCCAAAAAAGATTCGTTGCCAGTAATGGGAAACCGAAAAGGCAGCGTGTAGCTACCCGGCAAAGAATCATCTTCGCTCAGGAGCCATGAATTGATTTCGTTTTCGATGGTGGTATCTTTATACAGATTAAGCAGCTGGCCACGCTCGTTTTGAATTTCGATCATTGTCCCTTTTTTCAACGAAGAAAATGCACAAACGGCCACGACGAAGGGACACGATAACGCCCAACTTGACGTTATTTAGTCTGTTGTATTACCCAAACCTAAGTTTAACCCAAACCTTAACACTTAATGAAAAAGTTATTAAGCATTGCCTTGGGCATTTTCTGCCTATGCGCTACTCTCACGGCCGAAGCACAATTCCGAAATCGCAACGACCTAAAATTTCTCAACGCCGTAACGGGCAAAGACACCAACACGATCTACACCACGGCCGTCGACAATGCCGACCTTAGTCTGGGTGGAATTTACGTCGATGGTATTACCGTTACTGGCACCACCGACCGCACCAGCGGCACGCTAGCGGCAGCGGTCAAATTCCAAAAGCGCCTAAATAGCTCGGCAGGTTGGACCGACATTCCCTCTGCTACCTACTCCGTCACCAACGCCGCCACCCAATCCTTCACCATTGAATTACCTGCGGGGTATTACACCGACATTCGAGCGGTGATTACGGGCACAACGGGCCTAAGTACGACTAAAATTTGGGCAGGGCCTTACGTCATACGACGATGACAGAATTTTAGACAACGAAAAACCCGCAGGGCAAGGCTCTGCGGGTTTCTTTTTAGTTCACAAAAAAATAATTAATGTCCAATGAGCAGCATGGCCGCCGCCGCAGCTGCGGCACCGAGCGCGGCACATACCCAGCCCGCCACTCCCTGATTTTTTTCGTAATCCTGCACCTTGGTCTGAAGACCCTGATTGGTGCTCTCCAGGGCGCTGATGCGCTCACCGCGCTGATCAACCCGAAATTCCAACAACGATATATCTTGAAGGGCTTTTCCGTATCGGTCCTCCAGATCATCGACGTACATTTTGGCGGCCAATATCTGCGCTTTCGATAGGCAGGTATCGGGCAAAGCCGCCGCGTGCCTATCAATCATCTGCCTTCCTGCCCGATCGATCTCAGCCCTTACGCTGAAGCTCTGCGCCTGGCTACTTAAGAAAATCAGGCTTAACAGGCCTGCGAGTATCATTTTCATAGGTATGGTTTCGGTTAAGTGCTTTTTCAATTCTTTTTTCGCATTCGATTGCAGCCTGATTGCGCAGGCTATCCACAATCCTACCCCTAAATTCATACTGGGTTTTGTAGTCGAGGTAGCGGCCTTTATTGTGGCTGCACTCATTCACCGCCACCAACAGGAGCCCGCCCAAAACGATATTAATACACAAGGAAATCAGGGTAGCTTTCATTTTTCGTGTTGGATTTTAAGGGTTACTTTCTCGCCTCGTTCTAAGGCAGGGAAAACCAAATTTTCAATTATTTCGCAGGCCTTCCCACTTCTCCAACCCGTTTCGGTGCCGTCGAGCGTGGTCACTGGAGCAATGCACCCACGAAGCTGACGCACATAATTAGCCTCATGGATTAGACACAGTTCGCGCGGGTAAGTGCCTTTAAGAATGAGGTGCCAACCATGTTTTTTCGAATAGCGTTTGGCAAGTTCATACTCAGCCTCAGGCAAGCACGAAATGCCTTCTTGGTTGTCTTTCCAAGGCAACTCCAACGAAAACGAAAGTTGCTTTCCTTCATACAGGATTTTGCCCGTCGTGGAGTTAGGGTGGTAGGTTCGGTTAAGGATGAGTTGCATTTTCAATGTATTTTTCGATTCGACCACGGGCTAAATAACCAAGTGCAAACAGAATAATTTCTTTGTTTTGGGTGGCAAAATCAAAGATGAGTCGTAGAGCTTCCTTGTCAAATTTGCTAATGTGAGTAAGCAGGTAAATGGTAGCAAAAACACCACAGAATGTATACCCAGTGGTAATGATCACCGCCAACACATTAAAAGTGCTAACCTTCCCCTTGAGGAGGTTTTCGATCCTGATTGACATTTTTTTTTGGTTTTAGGTTTTGCGTGTAGAAGTACTGAGCGAATTTTTTCCAGGAACCCGCATGGTGCATATCCACTCGGCGTTTGGTAATCCAGAGCTGATTGACTACGAAAAACAAGCCACCCACAACGGCGACAGTTCTGGCAAGAATATCTCCCATTATAAAGGTTAGAATAAGGTACAAAGGACTGCCGTCCGAGTAGTGAGCAATTGTTTTCATGTACTTGAGATTTTCTCCAATATTAGCCATCAGCTGACTCTATTGATAGTACATCAATCAGCCAATTACTTTAAGTTTATGTAAGAAAAATTTGGGGTTTATTTTCTCCAAGCTCCGTTTGCGTAACTCCATAATCCAAGGCTGGTAAAAGTCCCGTTGGTCGTATTCACAATTACGATTTGCCCTTCCGCTGGGATATATCCCGAAGCTGTGGCAGCACTTACAGGGGTGAGGACCATTGTGCCGTTGACGTCTAGTTTCGCTGCGGGCGTAGCTGTGCCGATACCTACGCGGCCGTTGGGGTCAATACGCATCCGTTCCGTACTGCCATTTGTAGCGAAATACATACTGCCCCCGCCAGCACCAATATATGAGTTATAAGTGGCGTTGTCTGTGAAATTAATTGTTGCATCGGCATTAGTGGCGTTGGAGGCTACGCGAGCAATTAAGTTAGAAAAAGGCGTTGTAGAAGTTAGCGGGGTTTGAACATCCAGCCTACCAATAGGGTTACTAGTACCAATGCCAACCTTTCCAGCTGGGTCTATCACCAGCCGCATAAAACCTGCGGTTCCGTCGTAGACAAAAAACTTATTTGCAACCCCAAATGTCGTTTCACTTCCTCCCCCTACGCCCGTTTGGAACTTTTGCGCGGTGCCCTTATAGATTGTCTGCGCGTAGCCAGTGGTCGAAGTCTGTTCAATAAAAAATGGGTCAGGTAGGCTTGATACCAGATGCAAAGTTCCAAGAGGTGATGTTGTACCAACACCAACACTTCCAGAGCCCGGAACAAAAGAAATGTTTCCTGCTCCAGTTGTCTTAATCATATCACGCGCATAGACATTGTCGTATAGAAAAAAGGTATTGTCTGTTTGAAGCCCAAGCGACTGCTTCAATGTTCCATTTTCAGAAAATCCTATATATCCCTGCTGGCTTGTGGTAGATGTGTTAATTCTAACAATCTCTGCGCTAGGGGATTTGATTTCTAATTTTGTAGTTGGCGTTATCGTTCCAACACCAACACTTCCATCGTTGGTTGCAAGGAAAGTATTGTTTTTAGTTCGCGTCCAGCCGGTTACGTCTAGCTTATATCCGTCGTAGGCTGCCGTCCCTACGACAAGCCCACCTGTAACGGCTGCTACATACGTATTAGAATCGCTTCGCATCGTCCCCCCTACGTCGAGGGTGTACGTGGGCGTTGTACGGCGAATGCCGACGCGTCTCAGCGTATCGACGAAAATGCCAGCAGTGTTTCCAAAATTGTCGTTTCCTGAGCTGATTACTACGCCTTTTTTCCCGCGCAGGTACATGTATGGATCATCCATATTCCAATCACCTACACTTCCTCCCGTAATATTTGGAACCGAGCCTGTTGGGTTCATCCAGTTTCCGAAGGTAATTCCCGCCAAATTCCAGTTTTCGTCTCCACCAATTTGAGCACCTTCTATGTCATGCCTCATCCAAGACTTAATTGTTCTAACCTTAGCATCCCCGTTGACATGTAACTGCACTTCTGGATTACTAGTATTTATTCCAATTTTCCCGTTAGCTTGAAATATAGTACTTGCATATAGTGAGTTATTTGAACCATACATTGTGATATAGTTACTAGAATAAGGACCAGGATTTCCACTATTTATTTTGATGTTTAAAATTGGGTCGAGCTGCGCCTTAGTGTAGTAAGAGGCATTTCCGAAGTTGATGGCTCCCGCATATCGCGCCCGTTTCCACCGCCAATTTTTTTGCGTGTTCACAATAATATCAGCACTGGCTAGGGACGAATCATCGTTTTTATCGTAGACAAATAGCCCTACGCTATCTCCTTCAATCACCAAGCAAGTGGTACATTGGGGAGGTTTTTGTGTGGTTAACTCCGAACGAGTATACACCCCGTTCATTTTTTGCGCCAAGAGCGAGAAAGGCAATAAGAATAATAGAATCAGTAATTTTTTCATTGTTACTATCGGTATAAAAAGTGAGAGGTTCGTCCGTTTCTTAGTTTCAAATCAACAGTTCGCCCTGATGGCAGCGTGGCAATGATGCGCTCCGCACCCTCCTCCTCCGTAAACTGAAGCGGTGAGCGGTAACCATTAAAATAATATATCCACCATCGGTCGCCGATTTCTGCGCCGATGCACAGGCCCTTCTTTTTGTCGGCTAGTTGGAGCACGGTGATTTGCCCGTAGTTGTTGCGCTTATGCCGGGTGATTACGTGTTTGCCTAAAGTGCCCGATACCGCCCCTACGTTTTCGGTTACCATCGCGGTGCCAGGCTTATCGCGGTAGGTAGTGGTATAGTCGAGGTGCATAGGATGCGCCCCCGCCGCCCTAAATTCCTCCATGATTTGTACCATCGTAAGATTGTCGATGGCAATATCCTGCACCGATGTAGGCCGAAATGGATGCTTTGGTGCGGTCGTTTCTACTGGCCGATTAGGCATGGGCCTACCCGCAGGGGATTTCCAGCTGTAACGCTTTTCGGTAGCGTCAAAAGACTCTAAAAAGGCATTGCGGGTCAGAACCTTGGCATCTTTCGACATGGCGTAGCGGTCGCCGTCCCATAACATCCAGCCGTTGGCCACTACGTGCGACATAAACGACACAAACGAAATCGTCCAAGTGGGCGTTACGTGGTGGTCTTTAAGGGCAAAATAGTCACCTTCACCCGAGTCAGGTCGCTCCAACACCCACGGCGACATCCTACCGGGCGTGTCGGTCGGTAGCGTCACCGATTCCGACCAGGTACTCATAAACGCAATCGTTTTTTCAATGCCAGCCATCATTTTGCGCTGCATTTCGTTCATATACGACAGCGCCACATGCGACTCATCTGGCTCGTTCATGCCGTTATAGCACATGGTTGGCAGGTTAAGCGAATTTTGCAGACCGTAGGCAAAAAAATCAAAGTCCTGCGAGGTATCTTTGGCACCAGTTTGGTAATTATGCACAATCTTTTTTCTGGCACCCGCCTGAGATTTTAGCCCATTTACAAAATAAGGGTCGAGTGGAGCCGATTCGTACCCGCCAATATTCATGTTAAATTTACCCGGTGTGATGCTGTTCTGCCAGCCCATGTACCCGCCAAAAACGTTGTGGTTAGCAGGGATGGGGTTTCCCAAACGGTCCATAAAACCCCGGTAAAACTGTCTCATTACTTTGTAGTAGGCGTTGGGCGGTATCACGCTCCCGCCATCACAAAACTCATCCGTAAAGACCGAAAAACGGGTGTAATTTCCCGCGACGGCATAACCCGCAGCATAAGCCTCGGCATCGTTAGGGATGGCGTATATTTTGGGTACCGGAGGCACCACACTGTAATCCATGCCGTACTCAATGGTATCACTCCGTGAGCCAAAAATATTGGCAAGTTCAGTCCAGGCGTATTCATCCTTGGTGCTACCACCACCACCGCCGTAAAGGTGGGTTAAGCCTTTGGCTTTGGTTCCCGACCAGCCAATCGAATCAAGATACCATACAATCCCCGCGATGTGCCAAGGGGCTAGCGTCAACGAAGGAAAGTTATTCCCGTCGTAGTTGGAGTACCACGTTCCCCGAATATCGGGGTTAAGTTTCTTTTCAGAATAGGTTGTTATATGTGCCATATTATTCAGGAACAATGGTTGACCAAGGTGAAGGAATATCATTAACCCAAGCGCGCGCTCTGGCCTCGATGGTTTTGCCCACAAACAGACTGTTCGTAACCACCTGGGTATAATTCCATGTATTATTGTTGTTGGCTTGCTGGCTAAGAAGCGGCGTAGAATTACTCAAGGTCAGCGTACCTGTATTGTTGAGCGTATACCAAGCAGAAGTACCCACTTCACGGAAGTTGATTTCAAAGAAATCGGTCTTACCTGTATTGGTATCGGCAACTTTTACGTCGATTGTATTAGAATTATATCTAACTACATCAATCACGGGCGCATTAGGTATCGTATAATCAACCCCGATAAACTGCGGATTGCCGTTGGCATTTCGGTAGTTATTAAATGCCGCTACCATCAAGTTGTGGCCGCTTACGGGGCTTTGTGTCCAAGCCGTTTTCAAGCTAAACACATTCTCGGTTGGGTTAACCGTTGGAGTTGCCAGTGCTCGTGTACGATAATCCGTTCCCAGGCGGGTACCCATGTCAATAATGTAATTAAGCACCTTGCTAAAGTCGTCATCCGCGTACACAAACCCTACCAACCAAGCACCATTGTTCATGCTGCGCTTTATTGCGGCAGTCATTGCGGCTGGCTCGGTCAGATTGTCCTTAACAAAGTATTCGACGGAATAAAAACGATTTGTACCTTTCTGCTTCCGCGTGTACATGATTATATCATGAAAATCTCGCAGCTCAGGACTCCAGTTAGAATCATGATTACCACGCATTCCCCGAAAACCAGCCGTATACCGATTGTAGCCCATGGTATTGCCTTTAAGCTGATAGCCGTCATTGATCCAACTACCTACGTTCCATTGCCCATCTTCCCAACCTGCCATTTCGCCCAGCATCACTTGCCCCATTTCATACATCTGCTCGGTGCGGTTGACGTACTCCACGTAGTTAGGATATGAAATCGTGGTAGAATCAGGAAAAATCTGCCCCTCTTGGTTGTTGTTAGTCGCGAACTCCCATATGAGTATCTTACCAGTATTCCAGTAGTTATTGTACTGCGCCCTAAATGCCGCGCAAAAACGACGAAACAAAAGCCAGGGCGGAGTACTGTAATTATCAATCTTCAAGCCCATGATTGAGCCTACAGAATTTTTGTCAAAGTAGCTTCCCCACGCAGCAGTAAGGTCGGGCGTATCGGCATTGGCGGCCAAAGTAGTCAGCGAATAATCGCTCATGTCAGGAAACAACCGAACAATTAGCTTAAGGCCCTTGGTGTTGCACACGTAGTTGATAATGTCGCTGATTTTCGACCAGTCCCACGTAAGGCTGTCCGCATTAAACGCCCCTGCCGACACGTAGTTATTCCACACTTTGTAGGGCGAAAATGAAAGTTGAATCGCCTTAAAACCCGCCGCCACATGAGCATCGGCCATCTGCTTTATTTGCGTAGTTCGCCAATTTGTATAACTCATTGTGTACAAATTGATAAGAAACGAGTAGGCCGTATTCTGAATACCTGTTCTGTCGTTAGGCTGTGGGTCTTCAGGGCCATCATCATCAGGGCCACCAATAACGCTCTCATCAAATGTGCGAACAACGTTTTGGGCGCAGTACTGCACATAAGAAGGCGTACCACCCGTGATATTGCTCAACCAAGCACTCGACATCCACTTTTGATACACAGGGTATACGCCTTTGTTGAGGCGTAGCTTTCTGAACATCAGGTAAGCATAATCAGGCAAGGCCACACCCCTAAAGGCTTTCGGGCTGCCATCATCGTTGAGTAGCAATTCGGGCCGATCTTCGCACAAGTAGAAATTATGAAAAGAGGCGTTGTCGGTTTCCGCCTTGGCGTCGTACCAAAGGCCAGTAGTGGGGTCTTTCACCACCTCAAAGGCCTCCATGTACATCACATCTGGAAACTGATTCTGAACAGGCCCCGCCGTTTCTTGCGCTCCTGCCCACTCCGAAAGCACATCATCTTTCTCGACGATAATTTCAACCCTTATGAGCTTATTAGAAAAAAAGTCATTGGCGAGCACCAGCGTTCTTAAAGTACCCTCAAAAGGGTACGAACGAAAATCCATGTCGGCCGCATTATCCGAAAGGCCCGACGAGCTATTGAGGTATTTCCAGGCGGTTGTGTTCACCTGCTGAAACCGAAATCCATAGGTTTCGGTGGATCCAGAATTATTATCCTGAAAACCAATCGTAAGCTGAGTAGGGTTAACCAATGAGCGACTAATCAGCACAGGTGCGGCATTTTTGGGCCGTTCACTCGCCAAGGGCGTCGACGCACTTGCGCGGTTGGACAGCTCGCTGTAAATGCCGTTTTTCTTACTCCTTATTTCAAAAAAGAACGTCAGGCCAGAAGTCAAGCCGTTGACATCGACCGTACGAGCTGTACCAGTGGCCGTGATGTTGTCAAGAATTGGCAGTGCACTGGTACTATCCAAGCCCCCAAAAACCTCGTAGTTATCAGGATCCGCCGTAAGCGTCCATGACAATCGAATACTATCAGCATCCAACGCCGCCACCGTCAGCACGGGAATGGCCAGCGGAGCAATGTTTTCCGCAATGAGCCAAGTCGTTGGTACCACCGTATCGGTAGCGCCGTTTTGGTAGCCCAAACGCGCGTAAGTATCATCGTTATTTTGGAGATACTCAATCAAAATCGGTACCTCTTCGTTGGCCGCAATCGTCCTTGTAAACACTAGCGTCCTTAGAGCATCCGACTCGAAAGAATTCACCACCAATACCCCGCCAAAATAGATGCGCGTGCGGGCATTTGTACCGAAGCTAAACTGATAGCTACCCGATACTGGAGGTTTGATTTTGCCCGACCAGCGTACAATAAAAGCGCCCGTTGTCACCGCTGCACCCGCAGGAGCATCGTTGGTTACGTCGAAATTAATGGTATTGTCGGTACGAGCCGTAGCCGCCGCACCCAGCGCCCGGATATTAACCGTGTCGTAATAATTAGCGTGCAGCCCTGAGGTAATTACCGGCTCACTAAGCGTAGTAGCGTTGGCATTAGCCCACGCGCTATTGTCAGTGCTGTTGGAAGCCCTAACACGGTAGTGATAGTTAACGCCAGGAAGCAAGCCCACTTTGTCTTGATAGTCCGTTACGTTAGCATTAACAGTGGCGATTTTCACCGCGTCGGTAAAATCTGCGTAGATGCTACGCTGCAATTCCTGCACCGCCTCATTGGTGGCATTATCCACCCACGAAAGATTAATTTGTGAAGTAGAAATCGCCGTGGCCGTAAGTCCAGTTGGTGCATTGGGCGCGGTAATGGTGGTCGCCGCAGGCTCGACCGTCAGGAACAATATGCGCTGTTCGCGCCGCTCCATGCCCGCAATCGTCCAGATGAAATCTAGCGAAATCATCACCACGCCCGCACTGGTGGGTGTACCTGAAATCGTAAGGTTTGCCCCCGAACCGCCAACGATGGCGCCCGAAAACCCCATCCAACGGCCTGATGCTACCGCCGCAATCCGCTTATTTTCGGCCCCGCGTGGGTAAATCAGCGAAATATCCTCAATCACGGTAGTGTAAGCAACGCCCTCTTTTGCGTTTACGAGCGCCACCGTAGTGGTGTAAGCATCCGTCAGGTCAGCCGCCACGGGCACACCGCCCGCGCCCAAAACAATCGCATCAACTGGTAAGGCGCTCTGAAAAAGACCAACGTCCAGTTTATTGGCCAGTGATACTGCCAGACCCTTCACTTCCGAAATTTCAGGGAACCACTCAGCCAATTTGTACTCCAACAGGATAGTCCTAATTTCCGATTTTACGTAGTGGCGATCATCGTGATTATGCCCTTTGAGGGCATATAGGAGTAGCGTATTTTCAAGCCTTTCAATCGTGCAAAAAATATCCGTATCAATCCGCCACGTGGTCATGGCCTGCCCCGCTCCTGGAATGGTAGCGTAGGCAAAATTTGTCTCACCATCGGTAAAATCGAAAGCCTGAAAGTGTACAATACCATCGTAATAGCTCACCTTCAAAAACCCAGGGCCCTTGAGGTTTTGGGGGCCATCGCTAATGGCATCCCAATCAGGAACGTAAAAAATATAAGTGCCGTTGATGGAAGCAAAAGGCTGACCATTGTCAGGCACGGGAACTCCCGAAATAATCGTATCGCGCGGAAGCAAGCCTTTGAATTTTTCGCCTGGCTTGATGGCAAACTGGGCCATGCCCATAAATTTACCGCCCTTCATAAATCCCGTTATCCCAAGCTGCTCTCCCTCTTCATTGTACTGCTCCACGGGCAGCGTGGGCAAATACTCCCAACCACCAGGATTATTATCATCATCAATCTGCCACTCACCGTTAATCTTGCGCAGCTCGGCCGTAAACTGGTTATCGTCTACGAAAACCAGAATTTCATCAGAACCATTGGTTCTTTTCTCAATATTGCCATGGGGAATACACTCACTCGGCGGATAATCAAACCCATCCCAAGAGTCTTCATCAATGCGCCAAATCCCAATCTTGGGAAGCTCCAAAAGGTTGATAGGGGGTGTGAGCACGCCCCGATTCAGATAAGCATCCAGATCCTCATCAAAAACTTTTTCAAAGCTTCTTTCTTTCTGCCCCTTTTTATCTTCCGAAACAACAATGATTTTATTGGCCATGGCTATTCGTCCTCCGCTCTTAAAAGCTCCTGATCTATGTCTAAAATGTATTGCGTACTTGAAATCGCCCGGGCTACGGGCTGCATCACGAATCCTGAATCAGCATCAGGACCCACGTTAGAAACCCCACCTGGCACAGTCCAGGAAAGAAATAATCTTTCTCCCGTGGTTAGGCCCGTTTGCATGGCGTTTACGCCGAAAAGTTTTGGTACCAGGCTTTCGCCAGCCGCCACGCTCGTAGTGGCAAATGCGTGCGCTATCGTACTCAGCGAGTTGGCCAACGCGGGCCGAACCTTTGGTATGCCGCCATCGTCCCAAATATTAATTAGCATCCCCGCCGTGATGGCAGCCGAAGCAAGGACCAACTCGCCTTCAGGAATGATGAAAGGAGCCGCCGTAACCGTTATCTTGAGGGAAGAAACCTTATGCAAAAAACCGCCGTTGTTGACGCCAAAAAACACAAAAAACTGCCCGATGGCCGTGGGTATCCAGTTGATCACAACGTGCGTATCGGTGAAAGTAATGACGCAGCGCTCAGGGCAACCCAACACCACAAAATCGGCATCCTCCTCATTGGCCAGCTTGAAAGTAGTCTTGAGTAGCGAGTAAGAAAACGCCGAAAACAACGTGGCCACCTGCGGCGTAAGCACCGAGGGCGTATCGATGGCGGGGCCAACTTCGGTTTTGGTCAGGTAGAGGCTAAGGTCAATCTCCTCAGGCGCGGGCTCTTCAGGATCTACTGGGTTGATTTCTTCCAAGGCCGCCGTCACCCACTCAGTGAAATCAATCCAGACTTTGTTGCCGTTGAGCACTTTCCCTTCAGGAACCGCAACAGGCGGCTCTATGATGGGTTCTCTTTCGGCCAATCCCGCAAATACCGCACCCGCCGAAATAGGGTTGGTGCTCCCTTCGGTCGGAGCAGACTCCACCTCAAAAGGGAGTTCAGCTGGCGGTGTATACACTACACTACCACCAGGCGTAAAACCAGCAGGGGGTTGATATTCTGTCATTGGTCGTAAGATTCGTTCTCGAATGCGTATTGGTACTGAAAATCATGCTTAAACTGGTTTTGTCCGTCGGCTCCTTCATCCAAATCGCGCCCCTTGATGGATATGGGCAAACACACCCCCGCATCCCACCGAAACTTGTAAGGACTGTTGAAAAAATCGCGTAAAAAGCGCAGTTGTTCGGAGCCGTAGAAGCTCGTCGACACCGTGAAAGTATCGACCATTACGCTACCCACGTCGGACACATTGGCGTCGTTGGTCGTGTAAGTGGCGGGTATCGGTTGTTGAATTTGCTGATTGGTCCAGCCTACGCCATAGCTGCTTTTGCCATAGGCCAAAAAGCTATCCCATCCACCGACAGAGTTGAGGTACACGAAGTACTGCTTGTGCTCACGGTAGGCATAATCCATCACGTAGCGAACCTCTTCCGTTACGGGGTCGCCGTCGCCTAGCAAGCGTACATAATATGATTTGATACCCTTGGTAATATCAACTGTATGCAGGCCCAGGGCCGTGATCCAAACGGGTATGGAAACGCACTCATTCACATCCAGAGCGCCCGCATCACGCGTAACTGTCACGATTTCATCGTCAGCGTATTCAATCCTGATCTGAACCTCAAGCTCGGCAATATCGGCCCGTGTGTTAAGGAAATTAAGCCATTGGGGTTCATCCACCTGAAGGTATCGGAGCGTGGGGCCCAAGCGCAAAAAATGATCATCGGCCTCCGTCAACCCCTGCACCCATTCTTCGGGGGTTTTGGATAGTCCCTGCCGAAATCCCGTGCCGCCAAAATGAACATAGGCCTCAGGGTGGGTTTCTTGGGGCTGAAGCGCAAAGGTATCGCCGTAGCCTTCGGCCGTACGGAGGCGGTATTTTTTCAGGCTTTTGGTGTGTTTCCACGGAACGGTAATGCTCCAAAAAGGTGGAAAATCAGGCTTGAGCTCAGGGTGCAGCAGTTCGGCAATGTTGAGCTTGATTTGGGTGCCACGGTAGGGAATCCGCTCGGCGTAGATATTTTCAAAAACGGTGAGAGCGGGATTGTATACCTGAAGCTCCACGGCTAAGGCCAAATTCTTTTTCTTCTCTGCCACGCTACCAGCGGTCACCACGCTAATCTCGATATTGGTGTAGATGGTTGGCACCATGTTGTAAGCAGGGCCTTTTGCTTTGCCCACAAAAACAATCCGCGGATTGAGGGGATCGACGGGCACCGACATAGTAAAATCCCGATTCAGGTAGAAATTTGCCTGAAAGTAGGGGAGCATGGCCTGAGCATGGGCAAGGTCGCCCGCTCCAGAGGGTATATTATTGCCCGTAGAAGGAAAACTCGGGCCTGTACAAACAAACTCCTGCGTAACGCTGCCGTACTTAATCGTAATTCGTCGGTTGAAAAAGATGGTACCAGAAAGCACAATCTTGTTGACGGCAGCGCCGCCTTCGGTCGCAAAAATGCTATCGGTCTGAAAAGTGGCAAATACCCGATTTTTCGAGAATGCAACATCAGGAAGTGGGGTGACTAGAATCGTGGCCATGTACGAAACTAGTCACCGTATGTGCGCGCGCGTAGGACATCACAACTCCCAGTGAGCGGCATTATAAGAAAAATCACTCCCAAAAACCCGGATGTTAATATCGTACCGATAGCCGTACACATTGTTGGCTACTGGCCCAGCCCAATTACCATTGTAGTTTCTTAGCAATTGCAACTTAAACTCACAGGGTACGCCTAAGTTTTTGGTGTCAGAGTCTTTCTGTAACCGCGCAATGACCCGATCAGCTAACGGCTTGCAGGTTTCGTAGATTACATCGGCAATGTTGTAAACATCGTCGCGGGCGGGTATGTACGCAATCACCGACAGCCCAAATTGCAAGGTTTCCACGATGCCCGTTTGGTTGTTATAATCAACGTTATTGTCGGGGTACTCCAGCATCAGCGCAGGATACACCGCCCTGTTTTTCATGGCGTTGATCAGCACGTCAGAGTCGGCTATCGAAGGACCAAACAGAAAATTGCTCTGATGGGCGGCGGGTGCTCCCAAGCCAATCAGCTGAGTGGCATAGCCCGCAAGATGCGTAGTAACGGCTATAGTAGGGGTCATTTTTTGGAATGTTTGCGACGCATGGCGTCAATTTCAGCCTTTAGGGCCTGGTCGTCTTTCACCTTCAGATTCAGACTGGCCAGCACTTCATGCAGATTAAGTTTTTTGAAGGTCTCAAGCTCAGTCGGCTGATGGTTCACGAATCGGTAGGCCATATCTAGCCAGGTAAACGAGCTACGCGCTGCGCCCGCATTGGGGTCGGAATCTGAAAAAAGCGCGGGGTATAACTTCGGGAGCAATGCCTTGCAACCCAAGTAATTTAGGTGAATGGCCACCTTCGAGGCCTTATCTATTTTTTCAATCTTTTTGGTTCGTTCTTCTACGCTGTGGCGGTTGAATGCTTCGCGCACATCTCCGTGTAGGTTTTTGTCTCGTTTTTTGGGGCGGTACAGGATCGCCACGAACTGATCCAGAAAGTGCGTATTGTTATCCTTTTTGAATTTCTCAATCATGCTTTCGGCGTACATAAACTCCTCAAAAACCAAGTTTTTGAGCTTATCAGCAGGCCCATAGAGTGCCTGCATGGGTAGGTATTTATTTTCGATGATGTGGGCTATCTCCAGCTTCGGAATCATCCATTTAGTTGGCAAATCCTTGTATTCCAACAGGTGATCAAACGCCGCCATCACCTGCGCGGATTGGACATGCGATAATCTGCGATAATCCTCCTTCGAGATATTGGAGCAGATAAGCGGCAACATATACCGAGCGGCGGGGTTTTCGACGCTCATCAAAATGGCCCTGACGGCAGGCAAAAACTGTTGCTCGTTCATTTCCGACCATTTTTCAACGCCCCAAGCGGTTTTTTGGATAGGAGGATTTCCCGCCAATTTATATTGAATTGAAAACATAACAGGATGGTTATTTGGTTAAGCTAAAATAATCTTAGAGCCAGGCTTGCGGAGCGTGGCGGTATTGGCTTCGAGCGTTGGCAATGGCTCGTAGCCAGCGGGCTTGATTTGCTCAAGCTTCGCTCGCAAGCGCTCAAGAGCGTTTTCGCCTTCGCTTTTGTAGGCGCTCAGTAGCTCCGTGTCTATTTTTTGCGGTTGCAGGCAGGTGGTAAAGCGGCCGTTTTCCATGATGTGAAAACCAAGATTCATCCCATACGCGGCCGAGAGCTTGGCCAGCGCTTCCTGTGCTAATTCCAACAGGGCCAAATCGTTGCCAGCGGGGGCCGTCATCGCCCTAATTGTGTTATAATAATCACCCATCAGCGGCGCTATCTGATGCCGCTCCACGTGGCTCATAGCCGTGTTGAGCATCTGGAAAGTCAGCGACGACCGGTAGAGCTCCACGTATTTTGAGAAATCTTCGCTTTTTTTGATGAGCAAGCCCATAAGGCGCGTGCGGGTTGGGGCCTGGTGCCAGAAGTTAAAAGCGGTATAATTTGCCTCGACCACACCATCCGCAGGAGCGGCGGCATTTTCCTCCAGATACTCAAGGAGCATATCCAGCGCGTCCATGGCATCCGATAGCGAATACTTCCTAAGCTCGTCGATTTCTTCCTTTGTGAGTCGCCACATATCGGCCGTTTTGGCCTGATAGATACCAGCATCATCAATCTGAGTTCCGCCAGGTATGATGTAGAGCCATACCGCAAATTTTGCGGCGGCACTCTGCGCCAACGCCATCAAATCCTGATAGGGCCCCGCAGCTGCGTTTGTCACCAAATGCGCGTATAGCTTTTGGCCAATAAACGACTTGAGGTATTTGTTTTCGGCCGTAAAAATCTGCGGTCTGATGGATCCAATCGAAAGATTTTGCCCCACGGTCACGTACTCACGGAGTTGGGCGGTAGTGGTGATCAGCGGCATTATTTGTCGTTTTTAGGGGGTTCTTGGGCTTTTTCTTGGGGCTGTTGCTTCGGATTCAGCTTCTCCAAATCAGGATATTTGAACACAAAATCAAAGCGCGGGTATTTTTTCGTCCAGCCGTCAAAACGCGCTTTGAAGCGGAGCGGCTCCAGTATAATATCGTTGAAAGGCTTCATCGTTACGATGTAGCTTTGCAGGGCTTGCACCTTATCAGAGCCACCGTTTCGGGTGCCTGATTCTTTTGAAGAATAACCAATCAGGGCAGGATCTAGCGCAAGCGCTGCGAGCAGCTGTACCGTGCCGTCGATATTGTCTTGGTTGTGCGTACCGTCGGCGGTTTTGTCTTCGATCTGCGTGATTTCCCACTTTTCGGCCTCGCGTTGATCCACGCTTGAGCTGCCGTATTCGGTCACAAACGCGGCTCCCGCGTTGTCTTTTGAAGAAAGAATTTCCTCCAGTGCTACCAGATAACTTTCCTTCAGACGACGACGGCCCTCATGGTCGGCATCTTTCCAGGCTTTTCCAAACCAGCGTTCCCAGTGCATCATCGGCAATTGCACATGGAAAGACGGCTTGATTTTGTTTTTCATGATCTGGTTTTTGACCTCAGGGATTTGGGCCAAAAACTCTAGGTATTTCGACTGACGGATACCATCCCAAAAAGCAGTCTGGTAGAAAACCGCCCCGGGCGAAGGATAAGAAGCGGGATAAGCAAGCTTGAAGTTTCGGGAGTCTTCGCGCACGGCCTCCTCAACGTCCCAGGCGTAGGGATCAATGGCAGGAATGGGCGTGGTATACTTATGGGTGCGGTCGGCGTGTGGCCAGTTGGCATTGTGCAGCAGTTCGGTGCATATCCCTTTTTCGTTTTGCGCGGCCCAGCGGCAAAACATCGCCTCATTGGGCGATACCAACGCCACCGATTTACGGTCTTTGGCAATCACAATTTCAGGGAAAATATTCTGAAACCAGTACAAATCAGAAGCCGACTCCAGCATATAACGCTTATGGTACCGGCTATCGAGATACTCCCAAATGGCGGCATCCTTCACCAATTTGTGAATTTCTTCGCCATTGTCGTCATAGTCCTTCATCACGGGCAAAATCGTTGCTCCTGCCAGCATATTGGCGTGAAACATGATGGCACGCGGAATGATGGGGTTTTTGTAACTAGCATCCCTGATATTTTTGGGGAAATTGTTATCTACGCCCCAATACACCACGTCCTGGCTGTTGTTGTTGAACAAACGATCCACCACGCCCATGGTCGGCTTTGCGCCGGGGATATCGCTTGCTCGGGGCGTAACAAGCATCTTACGATCAGAAAGGTAGTAGGCACTTTGGCCCAGCTCGATGACAGACATATCTAGGAAATTTCAAGGTCGTTTACGTATTCAATCAGATCCAGATGCACGCGGAAATGTTGCAAGGTCTGCTCATCGTAGAAATTCACCCAATTTTGGCCTTTTCGGTAATGTTTTTCAGGATCAGCTACCCGTTGGCCACTCATTTCCTGCGGGCTTGGTTTGCCAGTGAGCCGGGCGGCAAGCAGCGTAATACGCTTTCCACCCGTACCCCGATTTCGGTCGGCCGTGCAGAAAACGAGCTTAATCATCCGGTATTCATTGGGCCTTCCAGGCTTACGAATGTGCAGCTGAAGGGCTTCTCTCAGTGTAATCATATCCGAAAGTAATCCCCTTAACGCGCGCGCAATGGGACACTTGCAGGCCTGAGAAAAAAGTCGTATTTTTACATCAGCACGTTCATCGTGTTAAAATTTGTTGAATTGATCAAAAACCCGTGGGAGGCATGCACCGACGGGTTTTTTTATGGCTAAAAAACGCAGAAACGGGCCGTTTTTGACGGTAAGGTAGTTTTGTCCCAAAACATCAGCGCTTTGGGAATGAGGAGTCAAAATGGGGCCGCGTGTTGTGAGTGTGTTGGCTTTTTGGAGCCAACTTACTGCAACACACCGCTTCGCAGCTGAGCATTGAGCGGCGGAAGTACTACTTACTAATCCTATGCGAGCGGGGGCGGGCGTGTCGAGCGGGGTTCTTTGCTACTTTCTTAGAGTGCGAACGGCAAGAAAGTAGTCACAACGCAAAAATCCCTATCGTTACGGGCGAACCTGCAACGATAGGGAAGTAAAAAAGATGCGTTACTACTTAGATTTTAGGCAGTTCAAACTCTGCAATTTGGCTTTTAACAAATTCAATTTTTGCTTCAATATCGTCGGTAATGCAATTAATTACCTCCTTTATAACTGCAATATTTGAAGTTTTAAATTCTATGCCCGAATAGCCGGAATCCTTAATAACCAAAACAGGCTGTTTGTTTAAATTCTCTTCACTCTCCAATTTAAACGACTCTAGGAGTTTTTTTGTCCCTTCAAACCGATTCAAATTATTCTCTAACTGCTCCGCTCGTTTGATGGCGTTTCGTTTTTGCGTGAAGTCCATCGGCAATGTGGGCGTATCTTTCAGTTTAGAGGTTTTAGTTTTTTTAGGTTCTGGCTCGACCACTTTTTTCGCTTCTGGTTCGCTCGGTTTTGATGGGCCAATATGTACAAAAGTGGCTTTAGCTTCTGCAATTGCCTTTAATTCGTCGGGGATATTGATATTTTGTGACATGATTTTAAAATTTGAGAGTTAAGATTGATTTGATTCGTAATTATGAATGTGGTAAATCTGAACGCTTTTGGATTCAATTTCCCAAGGGAAAACAACCGCGCGAATTTTTCCAACCCAACCGGGCATAGCGGGCCACTCCTGCCCAACATTGAAAAACTGAATTTTCAAAAGTTCATACGTGTATTGAATTCGCCCGGTGCGCTCTTGCTCATACTCAAGGACTACCGCCATTTTTAAAGGGTGCTTTTTTAGCTCCTTGATTGCTTCCATTCTCTGCCCTTCCACAGAAAACAGGGGGGTTATTTGATATGACATGATAAAAACGGGTTTTAGTTAGCGGTCATAAATTCAAAAGCCTTTTGTGCGGCTGTTGAAGCCTCCCAAACCATCTTTTTATCATTTCGTAACTCTTTCAGCCAACCTGCAATGTAGGCGTGCGCATTGGTTTCCATCTTGGGCGTACTGATTCCAATCGTATTACACGCAAAACAGGTCGTAATTTCTGCTATTAATTCCTCCTTACTGTAAGTTTCAGAACCAAAAGGAGCATAAGCAGTAAGCGTGTCCCGGTTGAGCCGTGACGGGTGGCCAGTAGCATGGGCGAGTTCATGAAAAAGAGTAGCGTAAAAATCCTCCGAAGTGTGAAACTGGCCGATAGTGGGCATTACTATAAAATCCTCAGCCTTTTGATAATAGGCGCGGTTTTGCTCAATCTCCGTAATTTTTGGCTTTTGCGGAATCCCCTGTAAAAACGCTTCACAGGCTTCTATCCGGTTGTTATTATGGACAATCCCGTTAGGTTTTACGGGCAATCCTTCCACGTCCGACATGTTAAAAACAGCCCAAGCACGAAGGTATTTTACCACCTTGCATTTTTCCTTTTCGCTTTTAGGTAGGTTTTTGTACTCCTGTTCCCTAATACGCTTTTGATTTCGGTAGATAAGCAAGTCAGTAAAATAAACCGTTTCGGATTTACTACCCTTGCGGATTTTTCCCCCGGCTTTCACCACTTGGTCAAACGTTCCAAAATAAGGGGTTTTGAAATCGGCATAGTTTAACATCAGGGCATTGATTCCCCGGTAAACGTGGCCGCTAAAGTGGTTTTGAGCAGGAACGCCAAAACTCCAGGGCTTTTGCCATGGCACAGTTCCGGCCTCTAGGGCACAAATGATTTTGTCCGTAACCTCCTGATAGAGGTCACGAGTTGCACGTGAATTGTTCATTTTTTTAAATGTTAAAATTTGTTGTTTATTACTGTAAATGCTTGATTTACAGTAACTAAGATACTAAAAAATACAATACCGTCAAAGTGATTTTTGTACTTTTTTCAAACTTAAACGCCTTTTTTTCAGGCGGTTAAATGAAAAAAGTATCAAAAATCCCCTTTCCCTAACGGAGTTAACCCCGCCGCGCACTGAGTAGAAATGCAATTGCAAATTTTCAAAAAGGCGGTTTTGGCCTCCGCGCTGGGTCGGGGGCAAGATGGGGCATAGGGTCAGGCTATCGCCTGCCTAACGCATAGGCATCGGGGGCAATGTTGTACTGTTTGAAGTGGTCAAGGTTCGCACCAAAGTATAGTACGTCGGCTGAGTCGCCTAGGTGGGGTGCTTCTAACTGGTCAATGTCCTTTTTCTTTTCCGCGCTCTTATCCTTTTCAAAAGGGTCAGATTTAGCCCCGGGCTTAATGGCTGTATTCTGCATAGAGTTGCGCAATTGCTCCGTGTTATATTTATTGAAACGGGGCAATAATACCTTATCATCATCCCCTGATAAACCCAAACTCCACAATTCAGCACGTGTAGTATACGATGGTGTATGACCTATATAACGCTCCGTAACATCCCATCCTTTTGCATCAAACCTATCAATTAGGATAGCCTTGGGGTCTTTATCTACGGGGTTGTCCTGATAGTGCGTATGGTCATAATAGAAGATGATTTCCTTTTTGGAGAAGTGTCTGTAATAAGTATCGAAGTTATCCACTAAGTCCCTTACGCGCTCTGGGTTCTTAACATAGAAGTTCTTCAGGAAGTTAAAGTAACGCGCCTCTGGCTGGCCTACCGTCAAACAGTTGAAACTACCACCAAAGTCAGGGGCTACACATAGGGGTTTCTTATAATTTAGGTCATTGTCTTTTCGGCAATCCGTAAAATTGCCCTTACCGTATTGGTCATCGCTTAGACTGGTAATGATACCATAGTTATAGGCAGTATAAAAATGGCGTTCGGCCAAATCGGGATAAAAAGCATTTTCAACCGTGGCGGGGCGTATGTTAAGGATTGCCCGGTTAAACTCCGCAGGAGTAAGCTGCTTTCGCATACGCCTGATATAGTCCTCACCAAGCACGTGAATGTTTTCAAGGGTAGAGGCTTCCGAAAAGTATAATAAGTCCTTACGCAGCTTAAAAAGCTCGTTTTTGTAGAATTTCAACGATGCTTGTTCGCTTTGGGTATATCGGCCACGTGCCTGTGCCGATACTTCAATTTTGTACACTTGCACCTGAATGGCCTTAATGAGCTCCACGGCCTCCGTGTCCATTTTCTTTTCCTCCTCAATGAGCCATTTCGACTCTGGAGTGTTGGGCATATCGGTCGTATAGCACGTGCTGTGATGCAAATGAGAGCCCTTAAAATAGCGCTCATTGCCCCGGTTGGTCGGGATTAGTTCATCCTGAAGCTTTTGGTTGTTAAGATACCGCGCCTCATCACCAATGATGCCATCGACTGAAAGCCCTGAAGAACTCGCGGGCCTGTCCTGGCTTACAAGACGCATGACGGACACTTCCTTTTTGTTGGCCCTAATGAAGATACAATGCTCCATGGTTTCAGGCATGATGTAGGGCATTTTAAGGCCAAAATCCTTGTTTGGCGGCCTTCTAACCCAAAAATCAATATCGCGCTGCATCCCAAGTTCCTGCCAATGCTTAATCATGGGGGGCAGTGTTCTATCCAGCAATTGCATGTAGGTATTAGCCACGTTGACAAACGAACAGCGTGGCATTTGCTGCGCCATATCTAATGCTCTGACCGAAAGCCTGCCTTCAGATTTTCCAGTACCGCGCCCCCAAATATCGCGTTCGTCCTTGGCGTCGATGGCACGGGCCAACTGCTGAGGCTTATTGTAGTGAACGTTAACGCTGTTGTTTTGGGGGCTGTTCATTATTTAAGATCATTTCAAAACTAACATCTTCGATTTCACGGCGACGCTCTTCCTCTTTCTTCTGCCCAAAAGCCTTGAGCATCTTGGCCAATCGGTCTTCAGGAATATCGTCTACGCCCAAAATAGAAGGCTGAAACACCTGCTTGATTTCAACCACCACCGGAACGGGCATTTGCATTTCAGGCTCAGCCAATCCCATCACTTTCATCAGGAGCTCTTCCACCTTGGCGGCTACGGCTTCGGCTTTAATGCTTCCATCGGCTTTTAGGCGTTTGTACTGCTTTTTGAGGCGCTCAATCATCATTATTTTTTCAAACTCCTTTTGGACTGGTTCCATGGAGGCAAAAAAACGCTTGGTATTCTTCAGATCAATGTAGGCTTGCTTTTCGCTTAACTCATATTCCATTTTGATTGCCAGAATCACCTCACGGTCGGTATCGTTTTCGTTTTGTAAGAGCCATTCTCTAATCCAACGCCACCGGCTCAGCTGCGCCTTTTGCTTTCCTGATAGCTCAAGTTTGCCCGTGGGGTCGTGGTAATACCGATAGATATCATCGAAATCATCGTAGAAACGCCTTGCCACAATCTCGGCATGGGTTTCCCCGGTCGCCAACGACTGTTCGATGTGTTGCTCCAGGGCGTTATCTTTATGGGTCTTTGCCATCAGCAATTTTCTATTTTAGAATCCCTGATATACTTTTTCACCTGCTCTACGGCGGGCGTACTACCTTGCTTGGCGAGGGTGATGGTGGTTTTGCGTACTTCGGCTTCTGTCATCAATCTTCCCTTCAGATAAGCCTGCATGAAAGCATGGCTCGGAGATTTGGCCCAATGCCTGGCTTTTTGTTTGTCGATGCCGATGATTACGGCTACATCATCGACCGAAAAAAGCAGACGGCCGTACTCGGTAACTTGGTCCAATATCTCTTTTGAAAGTTCTTCCATTAGTCGAAAGGGTGTCCTTTTTCAATCTCCTTCATTATCCAATCCTTGGTAAATTCGGCAGCTTTTGGGTGGGTTAGCAGTACACCCGCCTCGATGCGGGGGTTGGTTGTAAAGTTGGCACTGCTGACCACCGTCACATTCCAGGAATCATTTTCAACCACAAAAGCCTTGGCATGGCAGGCGCTCAGGCGGCACGTGGCCGCTTGGTGCCTCACAAAACTCAGCACTTTGGGGTTACGAATACGCACGCGCACGTCAAACAAAAAATGAAGCTCTTGAATGATTCCCTCGTGCAAACGCCTGGCTATTTGGGTGGCGGGGTCTTCGGTCATGCTCCAAGTCGCTGAGATTACCTTTGCAGGCCCGGTCTTATCCAGAATCCAAAACAACAAATCGTGCATACTCCACAGTCCCGCACTGGCGTAGAGTGTGATATAATTGGCCTTGAGTTCGGGCATTACCTCCTGAAGGGTTTGGGCTTTTTTCGACAAAAAAGATTCAATTCCCTCGATGGGTAGCTCCATCGCGGTCGCTTTCTGCACTTTGGGTACGCCCCAATCTTCAATTTCGTCGGGTTTAAACAACATGGCCGTGGTGTTTTTTGATGGTTTCGGTGAGTTCCAGTTGCGCTTTTTCTTCCTGCAACGCCTTGAGTTTTTCCGTTAGCCTCTTTCTTTTCTCAGGAAGAATCGCCACCTCGGCCGCTTTGGCCGTTCGGCTGATATAAGTTCTAAGGTTAAGATACCGCCGCAAAATCATTTCGTCGCTCTCGGTTTCAGCGGGCGGCTCCCAGAGCATCCCGTTGTTTTCGTAGAATTCGATTTGGCCATAGATCCGATCCAACTCATCGCCAATATCCAGCACCCGAAACGCCCGTATGCGTCGCTGCTCCTCGTCGTTCAGAACCCTAATCTGCGCCTTGAGTGCGGCGCGTTCATTCATCAGGCCGCTGGCCTGTCGCCTTAGCTCTGCTACGGAAGAGGGCTCATTACTTACCTGCTCCTGGGCGGTGGCCTTCAGTCGGTCGCGCTCGGCCGTCAGGGTTTCGGTGAGCTTCCTTGCGTTGAATGAATTCTGCCCGCGCAGCATTGCCTTATAGAGCACCGTCTCTCCGATGCACTCCCTAAAGAGCCTAAGGCCTGTTATATAATTCTGATCGGATAGCCAAGCATCCAGCCGAGCCACCGTTTCAAGGCGTTTTTCGTAGGACATTCGTTATAGTACTTTTTTGTAACTTCTTTATTTTGTACCACGTTTTTCGAAAAATGTACAAACAAAAAAATCGGGACAGCTGCCCCGATTTTTCATTACTCACCATCCTCGTACTATTTCGCTGGGGCAATCCGCACAAATCGCTTACCTGCCTCGTAGAGTTTTTTCAGGTCTTCCTGAGTGGCTTTGGCAAGGTCGACCTCCACGCCGTTGATTTTCATCATGATGGAGCCTTTCTTGTATATGCCTTCTCCATCGTGGGCCTTGAGGCCAACAACTTCATAGATCGGTTCGGGTGCTTTGGGTGTCGGCTCGCCGCCGACGACGATTGCTTTATCTGTGGCCATGTCCTTAATCGGTTATGGTTGAAAAATTACGTTTCTTCGGTGAGCTGCACCGTACCAGTATAATGCACCTCAAACTTCTGAGTGCTGCGCACTTCGAAGTTGTACATATCGCCGTCGCCTTCTGGCGTACCGCCGTCGTTGGTGCCCTTAAGAGCAGCCTTGTGCTTAAAGCTTCCGATCAAATCATAACGACCCGCTGGGGTGCTGTTGCGCTTTACCAAAAACACATACGGTGTATGGTTGTCGGCCAAGTTGTTGAGCACGTGGCCAAGCAGGTTATTGCCAGGAATACCAAAGGTGAATAGTGCTCCCTTTGCGCCCCCGTTGCCTGCTCCTTCGTAAGAAACTTTTCCTGAATTTTTGTGGAGCTGAATCTTACGCCAGCACTTGCCAACCTTAAACACAGGGTCGGTAGTCACCGTAAATTTCAACGCCACACTTGGATTGGAAAGGGGCGGCTCGGGTATGCTCTCAAAATCCGACAATAAGGCGTAGTATGCCTCATCTTCGGTGCCGCCCATGTTGGGATTACAGGGGTCGGCATTTTCTACAATATCAAGTACTTCACACATTGTCGTGAGGTGGGTTTAGGTGGGTTGGGTGATTACTTTTTGACCAGATAGCCCGCTTTCGACTCTACCAAGCGTCTGACCAAATCTTGGTCCCGAAGGTCCTCCAGTTCATACGTTTTGGGGTCGCCTTTGAGCCTAAACTTACGGGCTGTTACCAGATAGGTTTCACCTTCAAATTTCACCGTTGGAGGGCCAGGGATTTTCAGCCCATCATTGTCCTGCGCGCTGATTTGCTCCTGTAGCTCTTCGATAAGCTCTTCCTGCTCCTCGTTAGCCTTCTTGAGTTCGTTGATGAAGGCGTCCTTTCGGTCAAGGAGCGCTTTGGCCGCTTTGGCATCGTTGACCGATTGCACCGAAAGCAGTTGATACTTTGCGTCCAACTCGGCCAGGTCTTTTTTGATTAGTTCCAGTTCTTGCTCAGGGGTGAGCGTTACTGGGGTTTCGTTTGCTTTTCCCATGGTTGAAAAATTTGGTAGCCTGCCTGAGCAGGCTACCGGGCGGGTTAGGTAGGTTTAGGAAAAAAATTATTCTTGGTCGTTACAGAAGACGATCTCAGGCAGGATAAAACCAATGCCCATGTACCAGTCGGTAAGGAGCTTGATCACACGCTCAAAAGGCTGCATGTCCAAATCACGGAAAGGATTGGCCTTATTCATCATCATCACCGCGTTTTCCTTCGGAGTGAAGAAAATACGGTTGCAGGCGTTGCCATTGGCTTTCAAGTTCATCGAAGGCAATCCCTTGATGGATTGATTGGTGAACTCAATCTTGGTGCTTCCTCCCTTGTTGGTGTTGGAGCTGGCCCGGTCGCCGTACTTAGCGGCATGGCCGCGCAGGTAGCGGCGTTCCAAGTCTTCAGAGAGATAGCCCGTCATGTCCTTGCGCCAGTAGGCCTTGTGGATCTGGTCCACGAGCTCCTCCATGTAAGTCACAAAGTCGGCATCATTTTCGGGGATAGCACCCATGGTGATAGGCACTGTGCGCCCAGCCGTGATATGACCATTCAAAATGGTTTGAATCCCATCCATTGAAGTTTTGATAGGGCCCGCAGTTCCTGGAGTAGGAGCCGTGGCTACGCCCAAACCAATCTCGTTGAGCTCAATATCTTCCCCGATTTTCGGAAACCATTTGTTTTCCAAAAACCAACGAATAAACGGCCATTCAGACCTCTTCACTTCCGAGCCCGCCAAAAAACCAAGCCACGAAGGCATCAGGTCATCAGGAGAGAGCTCATCATCCACTTTCATGTGGTGCTGCACAATCTGCACCGGCTCAAAGGTAAGGTTACCTACGCGCGGCGTAAAGCCTTTCTGGAAGGGCTGAACCAACGAGCCAACGGTACTTTTTGCAGCCTTGTAGATGGTATCGCGCGTGATCATCAGGCTAAAAACCTGCATCGTCACAAATTCGCGCATAGCTACCGCGTAAAGGTCACCAGTGCCCTGGCCTTGGTTTTGATAGTATTCACCGTATTCGGTGACCACATCGGTAAGGACAATATTCATTTTTTAAGAAAAAGATTAAGGTGGGTTTAGGAATAAATTTGGGCTCAAGGCTATTACAACCCTAAGGCAGCGGCGGCTTGGTTCATCGAATTTTTGGCCGTCTTTTCGGAAAAGGTTTTCTTATCCTCGCCTTCGACTTTCTTCTCGCTGGCTTCCTTCGTCGGCTCTGCTCCAGGCTGGCCGCCCAAGGCTGTTACCTTGGCCTGCAATCCATCGCGTTCGGTGGTCAGGGTGGTCACCTTTCCTTCAAGCTCAGTGATTTTGGCGTTGGCGGTGGCAAGGGATTGGATAGCGGTATCACGCTCGGTGGTAAGGCTCGTCACCTTTCCTTCCAAAGTGGTCACTTGGGCTTGTGCCTGCTCGGCTACAGTGCCTAGAGCCGTGATGGCGGCGTCGCGCGCGGATCCATCGCTGTTTTCTTCTGTCGATGCACCCTTAATGAAGGCCATCGCGCGGTTAATTAAGCTCATGTCTGCTTTTTGATTTTTATGGGTAGTGAAAGAAAAACTCTTTTTGGAGCTGGTTTTGCCACGGTCCAACACCTCCGAAACTGCCTGTTCGGTGTTGGAAAATCCGTCAATCAAACCGATTTTTTGGGCTTCTTTAGCGTAAAAAATGCCGCCTTTGTAGGGGTCAACTTCTTTCGTAGCCTTGATTTTGCCACCACGGGCGGCCTTTACATCAGCAAGAAAAAATGAATTGAAAGTTGTAAGGTCCTTCCTGATCAGGCTGTCATCCTTCTTTTTGAAGAGCTCCCGCCATGGCAAGTTTTTCTCAGTACTTTGGTCAGCATAGATTTCATGGATTTTCAGGCCCATTTTCTCGTAGAATGCGTCCCAATCGGCATACATCGCGTAGGTACCGATGCTTCCAATCCAATCTGAATCCTGGGTGGCATAGATGGCTTTTGAGGCCGCTGTATAATAGTAGCCTGCACTTGCATTCAGACCATCAACCAGCGTTATAACACTTTTGGGGGCTTGCGCCACCATTTTATAGACCTCCTGCGTTCCTGAAGCTTGCCCGCCTGGGGTATCCACTGCGAGTATGATGCCCGCTATTTTTTCGTTGGCATACAGACTGGCCAGCAGGCTTGCATAGTCTTTGCTGCCTACCGAATACCAACTGCTGTATTTGGTGATAACCTGACGGATATGTACAATGGCCACCGTTTCAGAGGGAAGATTTTCGCCCGAATTTTGCGCCGCCAAAACGCCGTCTTGCATGGCCATCAGGCTCAGCATAGGTTTTTTGACGGGCTTTTCTGTATTGCCCGAAGCCGAGCGAACGGCATCCAGTTCCTCCAGATGTGCAATTGCCCAACGGGGATCTATTAACCAGTCTCCCGACATGAGGCCCAGCAGATTACTTTCCAAGCGTTTGTCCATACTCCAAACTTACACGGCTAACGCGCACGCACACAGGACAGAATTAGCGTGCGTCGATCAGTCCAGGGCGTAGAAAACTACCCGTAAACTCAATCATGAAGCCCACCCGCGTATCGGGCGTTGTCGAAGAATAAGAGCGCTTGGTCATCTTGAGGGTTTCGCGGGGGTTGCCTATTAGCCGCCAACGGCCCTCGTAATCCATGGCCCGTACCAGGTAATAATACAGCGACATTTTCTCCAGTAGCTCCAGCGTGGCCAAGGAGTCATCAGGATAGAATCCCCCCACCGTAATATCGTAGAGAGCTCCGTTTTGGGTTTCGCGAAATTCCTCATTGTAGAAGTTGGTCTTATCCATCATCTCCACCGTAAACCACCGCCAACCAGCTTTCAGGGTAAGGGGCCCCGTAAAGTTCAACCCTGAAGGAACGCCCATGGAAGCGATGGCCGCGCGGGGAATGAACTGCATCTGTACAATGCCGCCAAGCCCCCGCACGCAGGGGTCATAAGTCAGCAACAAATCATTCAACATTGCCTTTTTTCCACAAAAAGGCAAAAAAAAACGCGCCCTGGAGGGACGCGCTTTTATAAGAAATTCACTTATTCAAGTATAATGATTATTTATTATCCACAAATTCGGTCCCCTTCAGTTGTATTTCAATGATAAGCAGTAAAATAAACAAACATCTAACAACAGCTAAAACAGTAAGTATCAAACCATAGACTGTAAAATACATAAAAACTTTCGGTGAAAAGTTGAGATAAACTATCTCCAGTAAACTAAAATAAAAAAATGTAAACACACATACAAAAGATGACCAATAAAAGACTCTTACTAACCTCTTATAATGCCTGCTGTTGAACAAAATTTCCAGTGCGGATATAGGGTACGAATCTTCTTTAGCTTTAAGGTTATCTTTAAGTGTTAAAATAATAGTTAAGGCTGCTATCACAAATCCACCAATCGAAATTGAAGAGGACACCAGTTCATTAAGAAGGTTACCGAGGGTATCTACACCTAATAAAAAATAACACTTAACATATTTTATAATCAACTCGTTAACCCCAACAAATACTCCCATAAAAGCACTATCGTATATAAAGGGGAGCTTTATATACGCGTCTAACGGAGCAATTAGTGTCTTGGGAATTTTCATAGTGATTTGGCATTAAATTCATTTTCAATCTTTTCAAACATATCTAAACTAACAATTGAACGACTTTGAGGGCGCATTTGCACATTAACATAACTTTTTATTTTATCTGATATAAAATCAAAGTATTCAAGCCGATAGTTTTTATCAATATCTTCCGCTTTAACAGTAAATTCATCAAAAATTGACTTACTTGATTCCTTGTTCCTGTAAAAAAAGCTAAGCCATGTCTTTACTTTGCCCGTAATTTCAGGAGTATCAGTTCTTTTTTGATAATCAAATTTGATAAAAAGTTCAACATACTCACTTTCACCAACCTCCAAAGCAGCGTTGGCAGCACTAAAAAGTTCTGGACTTACTTCTTGAACCCTTCTAACATTATCTTTATGTACTTTCATAGTAAGGCTGGAACACCTATTAATTCTATCGAAAAAAGTACCTATATCATCCTGCACAATAGGTTTATATTGTAAAATACAGTCAAACTCTAATTTCTTTAAAAAATGGTCAACATACCATTTAAGCTCATTTATTTTTGCACCAAACTGATTAAATTCCATCGCAATGGTTACTGATTTTTTTGTATATTTAATCATAAAATGCGTAGATTCTACAACGCCATCATCTTCTCCTTTAACTATATCTTTAACTATATCTTCCGCTACATCCATAAGTTCAGGGAAAGAATCCATCCTGATTCGAAGTAATTTACCTTGTATTATATTTTGATTAGTCCGAAAAGTGACCTCCCTTGTACAAGACAAATATCCAGGGCCACTAAGAAATCTTTCCCGTGCTCTTTGTGTATTCAGTTCAATAATATGCCTGAAAATTTCATGGATAAGAATGTCTACTGTTTTTATAGGACTAGGAGATAATTCTAATTCATAATAATGAATGGTTCTTTTTGTATATTCCATAATGGGCAAAGGGGAGATAATTGATGTAATAAAGATTCAGCTGGTAAATAAAGTATAGTTATTCATCATTTAAGTAGAACCTATGAAATAATTATCAAACGGTAGTACATGTAACCGTTCAGCCCTGTCCATAGAGTTTGGAGATAGCAGAAAATCGTTAAGCTATGCCTATTTAAGGCAATAAGGCAAAAAAACACGCTTTGTGAGAGCGTGTATATATATTTCAATAAATATTATTAAACAAATCCTATGCAACTCTGAAAAGCTTTCTACCTTCAAATTCATAATAAGTACGATAGTCATCAGAGCTTAAAGAAAGCAATATTGATAAATCTTCATTAGTGAAATTAAATTCATTTTTATGGATTTCTATTACCTCTTTCAGTAAAGTCGGTTGTTCTTTGGGAAAGTCTAACTCTTCTGGCTCTCGGGTACGGAAAGGGACCATTTGTTGCCATAAATATTTTTCTTCATTTGAAGTAAGCATTTCGAGATTATGAGCTCTCATAATCATAGAGGCCATTGATACTTTCCAGTATCTTTTCATATTAGCTAGTACTTTCAAATTAAGTTTGGCAAAGCTTCTTCTAAACTCAATTTCAGGAAACAGAAATTCGTTAGCAAATCTAAAAGCTTCCTTTTCCAAATCTCGGAAATTATCGGGTAGTTTGGTAAAATGCAAAATCAGATGGCCAAGCTCATGAGCTACTGTAAGCCTTTGTCTATCAGCAGAAAATCCTGAGTTAACAAAAATAACAGGTTGACCTTTGGATGTAAATAAACTCACACCATCAATAGCTTCAGTTCCAAAATCAACTTGGATTACAAAAATACCATTATCTTCAATCAATTCAGTTAGGTTCTCAATCCTACCTTTCGGCACCTTCCAAACCTCCCTTAAATACATTGCAGCATGTTCTGGGCTTCCATTTTTTTCAACATCCCAATTAATCAGATTGGGTTCAACTAACTCTACTCGTTTTAAAAGACGCTCAATATTTATTCTCAAAATATTTATTGTAGCTTCAAACTTGCTTTGTATTTTCCCTGGAATTTTAGCCTTCTTACGATAATAAATCATACTTATAGGATAAATATCATCCTTTTGTGAGAAAAAAGAAAGAGGATAATTAAGTATCTCTGATAGCTTAAAAGCGTATTCATCAGAAAAATAAATATCCTCATTCTCTAATTTTGAAACTGTACCCTGTGCAACATTCATTAAGCGGCACAGTTCAATTTGCGTCAATCCACGTGATTCACGGGCAAGTTGTATCATCTTTGGATTGTAAACAAAGGATGCCATGGCTAATCGTTTGTACCTGTTTTATCATCTGAATTATCTTTCCTTGGTCTTGCGCGACCTGTCTTCTTCGGTTGAATATCTGCTTGACTTCCACCGTCTTTTGCAGAATCTCCGAAAATAGAAAATTGCTTAAATTCCTGCCTCATATCTTTTTGCCAAAGAACTGTTTCACCCCTTCTGCAAACAAGAGGAACATTGACTAGGCCCATCCACGCCTTATCTGGGATATATCCAGCATAAAATAAAGTCAAATCATCAGGAAATGCAGTTAGTTTCTCCTGCCATTTGAACTTTACAGCTTGGCGTGTATCTATATGAGATATAGCGAGTTTTTTTGTCATTTTTTTAAATCTGATCAGAATTTTATTCTGGATAATAAGAAAAAAAATACCGCCGGATTCGCCGTATTTAACTGAAGAATCGTCTGAGAACTCTTCCGCAATACGAGCACGAATAAAATCATGGACCATTGAGCAAATCGTACGTGCTTTAAAATCCAAATGTTGGATGTTACCACCCTTGAGAGAGACAACATCTTTGTAATCATTGAACGCTTTCTCAATCGCAACGACCAATCGTTGGTAATACTGAGAAGCTATTGATTCTTTTTCATCGTCCGGCAAAATATTGCGCATACTTTATTTTGGTTTAATTTAGAATTAGCGTGTAGCAAAGGTAGCAAAAATTTTCTTTTTCTTAATTTTTTATTCCTTTTTTTTCTTTTTTTTAAAAAAATATTCCTACAAGCATATTCAAAAGCGTATTTAGCTTAACTAAGTTTTTAATCATTTAACAAATATCCACGATTTACAAGTCCTTTATGCAAGCCCCCCACCACACTCTGCAATAATGGATGTATACTTACTAACTGCATCTCCCGCAGGAGCAGCAGTGCCACTCCCATAGGTATTTTCACCGTCCGCGCTGATTTGGCACTTCCGTGCTCAATGCGGATGCTTGCCGCCCCAAAACTCTTATCCAACCAGTCGAAAAGAACAAAGTGAGCCGCTGGTGCCTGAGCCTTGAGGGCTAAGGCATTGCGGCCGATGTCGATGAGAAACTCACGAAGGAGCATAGCTTCGGTTGGGTATAATTTAAGGTTAATGGGCTCCATTACGTATTCCAAAATTCAGTAATGATGGGTGAAATACGGTCATTGTGTTGCACTTCCGTTCTCTGATAGTCAACCTGCGGATCCTCGGTCTGCATCAGGGTTAAATTGTAGCGCGCCCTTTGCCAATCCGCAAGCAGCCCGTCACGCTTATCAATCAAATCATCCAGTGCTTTATCCCAGCGATTTTGTTCATACTCAAAATCGGCCACTTCACAGGCGATGAATTTAATCTTTTCACTGCTGTGCAAGTGAATTTCGAGATAAAGGGTTGCAGCCCTCCCCTGCTTTATGCTCATAGGCGGTCCAATAGCCACAATATCCATTAAGTCCAGGGTGTGGCCCGTGAAGATTGTATTAAGAGTCATGATTTTGTTTTGATTAAGTTGATCTGAAGAAATAGACTAATATAGAAAATGTCCGTTCGTCACTAGCTGTGCAATTCTATTGTCGGCCGACAAAGTTGAACTCCTACTTACATCGTGTATCGAGGCTTCCAATACATTGCCGACATGCTTCTTGAGGTAGGCCTTAAAATGCGCTTCCCAGTACTGAGGCGTGTAGCCTTTCAATCGCTTGAGTTTATAGACATACTGGTTATCAAACATCCTAATGGGCGGATCATTGGGTTGTTGATTCGCAAACCGAATTACGACCGCACGAGTGGCGTAGAATTGTTGAGCTTTGCGCTTGTCTTCTGAGAGTTGCATAGTAAGAGAGTTTTTGGTTAATAATATTCTCCCATTTCCATCCACGGCTCCACATACACTACTTGTGCAGCTTTGTCGGCCGCTTTTTGGGCACGTATGGTGAGTCGTTGGGGTCTGGCAGGGGCAAATTTTCGGGCTTTTTGGGATAGGTATTGCTGGCAGAATCTCTCTTCTACCTCTTTTCCGTAGGTTTTTGCCCAGTTTTGGTAGTAGACAAAAAGCTGCAACTCGTTCTTCTCCATCACTTTGGGGCGAGGTTTACCCGCTGCGAGTTTTTCAAAATCTATTCGGGCTTGATTCAGTAGGTATTCTACCCTATTTTGGCGCTTTCGAAGCTTATCTTTGGCCAGCCACAGGGCCGTTACGGCAAATCCGAAGTTGTTTTTTGGGTCAAAATACCCCATTTTTTTACCGCGCTGGAAGGGATAATCGGGGTGTCTTTGAGCGTTTTTATCAAACCAAGCCTTGGCCATTTCCACCCGTTCGCTGAGCTCAACAGCGTAGTCTTTCCAGGCTTTCTCCGATTGTGTGGTTGTAAAACGACCAAAAAGATGGTCGTAAAGCTCCAAAACAGCCATGTGATTTTCCTCATTTGACCACTCATGCCGGCTATAAAGTGAGGTTCTGATTACCAGCCAAAGGTTAAGCACAATCTCCTTCAGGGCTTTAGGTAGCCGATTAAAGCTCTTAAACAGCTTTTCGTACTCGGCCGCGCCCCGCCCCCCTCCTCTTGTCTCCGTGGCCCACAAAGCCTGCTTGGTCGGGGCGTTGCCTTCGAAGGCAGGGTTGTGCGGATCCTTGTTGTCTCCGTGATTTTGTTTCGGTGTTTGTCCACAATCAACCTTACTTATTGTAGTTGATTGTTGTTTAAGTGATATATCTAAAGGCGGCAAATTTTGCCGTACTGAAGATTTTAAAGCCGTTTTTTGGGCTTTTTGGGCAGGTTTCGACTTTGCTCGCTCCACCCCACCAAACAGAATTTCAGGACTTATCCACACCTTAAAATCGTTGTGACGCCCGCAAAATTGGTAGTTATCCACAAGGCCCACCTGGCGCAGCTTTCTGATATGGTCATAGACGCTCCGATGGGAGCGGCTAAGGCGCTCGGCGAGCTCCACCCGGTTGGTCGAAATGTACACGTCAGCGGGGCTAGGAATCTCCTTGGTGGTGAGATTCGCAGCCGCCCAGGCTTCCACGTACCGACGTATCAAGTGCATCCCAGTCGTTTTGACAGAGCCCTTGATCGTGCCTACCTTCCTGAAGGTCGAAACTTCTTCGACAGTGCCATTAGGTAAGTGTCTGGTGGTCTTTTTCTCAACTACTGGGCACTGTTCGTTGTACTCATCCACGCGCCGACACCAAAGCGTAACGGCATCGTGATAATTGATTTGCGGCTTAATGTCCATTTTTTTTAAGCAATAAAATTCCATGCGACTCGCAGAGCGGGCGTTACCCCGCTTTGCGGCCACTCAACTGACGGCTGGCGTCCTTGTTGTGGCGGGAGTCGGACTCGAACCGACGACCTCCGGGTTATGAGCCCGGCGAGCTACCACTGCTCTACCCCGCGATTCCGGTTATCTCGTTCTCCTAAACCCCTAACCGGCTTTGTCTATAATCCACTATTGTTTACATATGATAATACGATTCCTGCCCCCGTTGGGGGAACCTCCGACAGAGTACAGTTTCCCTTACCCACGCGGAGGGTATCCGCGTGGTTGGGGGTTGGTGCCCTTGGCAGGGCGATCTTCGTTGACGGCCAACTACCTGAATCCTTCGCTCAGGGCGCAACTGCACAGGTCCGACTTAGCATTTCCAAGAGTTTACCACAACTCAGGGGGTTTGGTCACGCATGACCTGCCCATTGGGGGATTTCCTCGGACTCATCCCCCCTGAAACCCACAGTGCAGCTGCCTTTACAGCCTTTTTGATACGGGTTGCTCTTCGGAGCGGAGTCGAACCGCCCAAATACTACTTTTCGAAAAGTATTTTGCCGGGCACTCATCCCTGCACAAAGCGGCAGGGCGAGTGTCACCGTCCTAAACCCTCTACTTTGATGAGCGCCCGACAGTCAGTTATTTACCACGTCCGCGAAAGAGCGGAGCCAACGCCAAAAATGCGATCACTATTATCCCTATCTCAAGTAGATGTTGCATGTATCAGCTAATTTTCTACCTTATATATATACCCGCAATTACAGCGCATTAATCTTTCACGTGAAGGTCCAGCGCCATGTAGCTATCCAGCGCCGCTTCGTATTGCTGACGCAGGAATGCTCGGTACAGGGCACCGCCCATGAGGTACTTTTTCCAACGCGGAGCATTATCATAATGCCAAATTTTTACACTCCAGTAGCCCATACGACCAAGGGCCGAATTGAGCCGTACGATGATGGTCTGCGCCCATACAGTATGCGCGGAAACTTGCTTCATATCAGGATTGGTTTTTAGTGGCGGCTTCTACTGCTTTTTTGGCTTCAAACACCCGCATCGTGGGCGTAATAGCAATGTATCTGGGCTCGGGCACAAAGGCAGCCCCATACCAAACCCGCGATTGTCGCACATGAATAAAGCCTTTTAGCTCTGGCTCCAGTCGGGGCATACCATCAGCGTTTTTTACCTCGGTGAGCTCTACCAGCAAGTAAAACTCGTGGTTGATTTCGGATTTAAACCAGTGCTTCATAATTCATCCCCTCCTTTCTTGCAGGTGCGCTTATGGCCACTGAGGGCCTGAGAGGTGCCAAAACGGCGGCCACAACTGCACTCAAATTGCGGTTTGAGAGTTACTTGGGCTTTAGGTGCAAAATACATCTGAAGAAACTGCGCCATGGTCATGCCAACGGCATCCAAATGGTTGCCCAGGATTCGGGTCATGGTACGGTTTAGATGAGCATCACCTGGGTACTTCATCATCTCTTCCATGCAATTGCGGGCCTCTTCCAGCCTGCGCGTAAGGCGATTATTGATGGGTATGAGATTGCTCATAGCTGTTTTTAGATTTTGAGTTTTTCCAACACAGTTTCAAAAACCGCCGAAAATCGCGATAGAGGTCTCCCAACAAATAGCAGGCAGTGATGAGCAGCACAATGAGCAGGCTAAAAGCGATAAACTGTAAGGTGAAGATCATGCGATACGACGTTTTGAACCAGATTCAATGTCCTGAAGCTTTTCGTAATGAGTAACTTTCCCAAAACGGATTTTATAGGCCCGAAGCAGGGCTTTTCGCTCATGCTTAATGAGTTTACCTTCCGAAAAGAAGGGTAGCCAGCCTTCCTTTCGCCAGTTACGTAGAGTAGTGAGTCCTACTTTTAAAACTGCGGCGGCCTCCTCCTCGGTCAAAATATCATCTTCTCGCAAGGCCGCGCGCAGTTGTTTCATTTCCTCAAACATGGCCTGCATGAGGTCAATGTCTTCGGAGGGTATGGCCAGAGTAGCGGTAAGCTGTGTCATGACTGTTTCTGTTTCGCCTGTAGGGCCGCATTACGTTGATTCAGAATCTGGGCTCTAACGGCATTGAGGTGATCCTCCAAAATGAATTCGAAGTTTGCACTTTCCACACAGCTGGAATTGTAATTGACATTAACCGTTACATCAATGCCTTCCAATTTTCCCATGTTTAATAGGGTGACAAAGGTTGCTTTAATCATGACTGTGGTAAGGTTTCGGATTTAGTGAACCAATCGGGTTGCTCTTTTTGAATTTTAGGAATCCAAATTTCCAATGCCGCCAATAAATCAGGGTCATCGGTTCTACCCAAGACTCCCATTGTCAATAGAGAGCCCCCCTCGGCAGAATCAAACTCTGGATATGCTACAAGAAAAGCGCTTCTCCAACCCCATAGACCTTTTACAACCGATAAAAGCTCTTTTATTCTTTCCTTCCGAAATATGCGCGCTTGCCGTCCAGGCCTGATTTTTCCTTGTGTATCCATGACAAAAACCGTTTGTTAGGAAATGTCTTGACACACCCCCTAATTTTCTCTATTTTCGATGATAATATTCAATGAAATATTTCATTAACAAATATCATTACAAATATTCCAATAACAAAAGAATATTCCTAATAACAAAAGGAATATTTTCTACTAATAATACTATTTAGAATAATTCTAATTTCATTAAATGGATAATAACACAATCGGAGATCGGGTAAGAAGCTTGAGAGGTCGAAAAACCTTAGCAGAGTTTGCCGAAAATCTAGGAGTTGGGGGTTCTCAAATATCGGCCATCGAAACAGGCCGAAGCAAAATGTCTTTCGAGTTGGCTGAGCGCATTTGTGATTTATACAATTGTACTATGGATTGGTTAATTAGAGGGGTTGGCACAAGGGAAGTTTCCGCTGAGCCAAAAGTTCAGGAAGCGGATAATGAATTTATTAAAATAAGAAAAGATGATTTGATTTTGCTACAGCAACAAGCTTTAAGAAACAAAGACGAACAGATTAATCAACTCCTAAAGCAGGTAGAATCGGCAAAAAATATTGAAGGTGTTGTTGACTAGGCCCAACTAAACGTAATTTTAAAATATACCTAAATACAAAAATATACCTAAAAATACTACCTAAACGAACCAAAAAGTTATCAAACGGTATCTAAACATATACCCATTAGTATTTTATATAAAATCATACTAACAGTTATATAGTTAAAGCCATTGACTCTTATCTTAAGAAAAAAAATAAGGAAGTTATCTCGCAACAAATTATGTTGAATCTACCGTTTGATAACTTTTCGATATTTGATGCGTAGTTTGGATAAGTATTTCACTTACTTCATGAGTTTGCTAAATCGACTTTAACAAACTCATTACTAGAATTTTAATTCGTTATTACCTATACTTCAACCTTATGAATACTGAGCTTGTACAAATTTTATACAGTACTGAAGAACTACGTAGTTGGAAAATCAAGCATATAGCCGAGATATACCATAAAGGCTTAAAGGAATTTAAAAGAATTACTGCTGATGAACGGTACATACTTGACAGTAAGGTGGAGGCCTATGTGGAAAAGCTTACTGAAAGATGGAACATTGTCAGTACAAAACAAAAGTTACTATCAACCAAAGAAGCTAACATATTAGAAGCTGAAATCAGGACTAAAGATGCTGTCAATAATTTAAAAAGGATTGAAAACCTACTAAAGTATACCCTAAATATCAATGACGCTGTAGACTGGGAACAAATAAAGGATAATTCAGAGTTTAAAAAGCCTCACCCCAAACATGAGCTAAAGGCACAATTAGCTAAAGTAAAAGCCCCTGATGAGCCCATTTATCAAACAAACTTTCCACGGATACCTATTGTAGAATCATTTAGCCCTCAGCTCACCTTTCTTGATAACCTCTTTAAATCTAGAAAAGAGAAGAAAATTCAAAAAGCAAATGAGCTTTTTGAGGCAGCAATGGTTCAGAGGAATATTGAATACCAACGGATTTCCGAAAAAAATGAGGCTTTAAAAAGAGACTATCAAAGAGCTTTAAACGCTTACAACTCAAAAGTTGAAACCCTAAAAAATGAATTTTCAAAAAAAACTATAGAGTGGGAAAAAGAAAAGGATGTATTCTATGAAATACAAAGCCTAAAAAATTCAAAAGTAGACATACTAAAAGAAAATTACTTTAAGGCTGACGAAGAGGCTATACATGAATACTGTGAGTTAGTGTTGAATAATTCTCAATATCCTGATGAGTTCCCCAAGTCTTTTGAATTGGACTACAATGGAGAAAATAAAATATTGATTGTTGAGTATACATTACCATCGATTGAAAACCTTCCTACTTTAAGTGAGGTAAAGTTTCTTCGTAATGAACTAAAGGAATACTTTATTTCCGAAACCCAGTTGCTGAAAATGTTTGATGTTACCATGTATAATATAACATTACGAACATTGCATGAACTCTTTGAAGCTGATGTTATCGGGGCAATTGAAGCTATATCATTTAACGGATGGGTAAATGCGATAAATAAAGCAACGGGTAAAGTTGAGAACAACTGTATTTTGTCAATCCAGGCGAAAAAATCTGAATTTCAACAAATCGACTTATCCCTGGTTGACCCGAAAGCATGTTTTAAAAACCTCAAAGGTGTGGGGAGCAGTAAGCTAAGCGGGCTTACTGCCGTTCAACCCATCATGCAAATTAATCGGAGCGATAAGAGATTCATCCATCACTATGATGTAGCCGGAAGTATAGATGACTCTACGAATTTAGCAGCAATGGATTGGGAAGACTTTGAACATTTAATACGGGAAATATTTTCTAAAGAGTTTAATTCAAATGGTGGAGAAGTAAAAGTTACTCAGGCCAGCAAAGATGGAGGCGTTGACGCAATCGCGTTTGATCCCGATCCAATCAGAGGCGGAAAAATTGTAATTCAGGCAAAAAGATATACAAACACTGTTGGAGTCTCCGCGGTCCGGGATCTTTATGGAACTGTAATGAATGAGGGAGCGACCAAAGGTATCCTAGTAACCACGGCTGACTATGGGCCTGATGCATATGATTTCGTAAAAGGAAAACCACTGACATTAATGAATGGTGCCAATCTTCTTTATTTACTTGAGAAGCATGGTCACAAAGCAAAGATTGATATTAAAGAAGCCAAAAAACTTTTAAAGTAATAATTTTTAAATGTATGGCAAAAACTCAAAGGAATTACGGAATGCTTGCTTCTTTAGATTGGAATTCAAATCTTTGGAAGGCCCCTTCTACCTTAAATGATCTCAATAATTCTGACTTTGGATTTGTTAATGAATTCGGCTTCACCTACACTTGCCTTAATTTTGGGCAGGATATTTTCCCTACAGACGCCGATGGTTTCTACTCAGGATTACTGCCTCACACATACTCAAGACCGGCTAATACTGAAAATTCAAAAGATGTTAAGATAGTATTTCTAAAATCAAAAAATTGGGAGGACGGCATTATCTACCTAATCGGCTTCTATGCATTTCCAATTTTAAAAAAAGGAAAGAAAAAATCCCCATTAATAGAAATATCTTATGATTTTGAAACTAATATCAAAGCTCTTCCAAAAGACATTCTTTTACTTGAAAATTATATAAACCTCTCAGCACACCCACAAATTCAGAAAGTTCTTCCCAAGGATAAGGAACAGGGTAAACAGGGTTTTAACTATCTAACAAAAAATAACGTTGAATTTATCCTAGATGAACTAAGTAGATTGAACCCTCAAAACACAAAATTAGCTTCAATTAAGTTTCGGATATTAAAAGCTTTGGGAAATGTTCCATAAATCAAATTGATCTCTTGACTAGAATAATTTACAATTATTCTGCAAGTCTTAAAGGATTTCTCCTTTGACTACTACAAACCAACTTATCACTAGCCTAAAACCATGACAAAAGTTAAAGAAGAAGAAATCCCTGCACCTCAAGAAACAAAAATATTTAACCAAGTTTGTGGCATCATCATGCCAATTGCTGAATTGGACGGCTGCTCTGAAAATCACTGGCTGGAGGTTAGAAGTATCTTGACTGAAGCTATAGAAGGTGCTGGTTTTAGGGCTAACTTAGTGAGCAATGCAGAAGATATTGGCGTAATTCAAAAGAGAATCATTGAAAATCTTTACAGTAACCCTATTGTTGTGTGTGATGTGAGCGCTAAAAATGCCAATGTAATGTTTGAGCTAGGGCTTCGTTTAGCCTTCGATAAGCCTACTATTATTGTAAAGGATGACAAAACAAACTATAGCTTTGATACTTCTCCTATTGAACACCTTACCTATCCAAGGGATTTGAGGTTTAGTAGAATTGTGGAATTCAAGCGACAATTAACCGATAAAATAGTTCAAACCATCAAAAAAGCAAATAATGACCCTGATTATAGCACTTTTTTAAAACATTTCGGAGCCTTCAAAGTACCTAAAATTGATACCCAAGAAGTTTCTAAAGACGATTACCTAATTGAACAGGTGAAAAATTTAACTGAATTAATACTAAATATCAACAAACCCATTCAGCAAATAGAAACAACAAAGGAAAGTGATAGGAATAGGGTTGGACAAATTATTATACATTGTGACCCTATTTCAAATGAATATTTTGAATTTATTGAGTTACTAAAAGGAATTTCAGGTTTAACAATCCATAGAATTTCAAATTCAGGTAACCAAAATACTATTTTGGTGAAATTTAAGGATATAGAAGATTTTAATGTAGCTCAAAGACTAGCAATAAAGTATTCAATTTAAAAGAATTGTTACACAGACGTTACACACAATTTTAAATTAAAATTATTAAATACCAGTTAATTAGCTACTTACATATGCTTTCTTGTAGTCCAAATGGAATCACTTTTCTGACTCGCTACGATTCATTTTGGCTTCGAATGTTACAGAGAAGTTACAGAGATATTTTTTCAAACTTACTTAATATACAGGTAATTAGATACTTATGAAGATAGTTTTGTAGTCCAAATGGGATCACATTTCTGACTCGTTACGATTCATTACGATTTAAAAAGTGCCTTTAAAATCAATTAAAGGCACTTTTTGTATATTTACGTATCGCCACGCGTCGCCACGAATCAGAAAATGTTACACAGAAAGTTACACAAATGGACAGTATAACCTTCTCCTATGTATTGCACAGTCATGTATTGGCTGACGGGACCCAAAAAATCCTTCTCCGTATTACTCAGAATCGTACCCATAAATATGTAGATATAGGTTATTCCATTAAAGCCGAAGAGTGGAACAAAGAAAAAAAGGAGGTAAGAAAAAGCCACCGGCTTTCCGCAGAAATCAAAATGGTCATGGATGCCAGGCTCATCGAAGCCAAACAAACCTATCTTAAATCCAAAAGCCAGGATCTACCAATTACCTCAAAAGAGATTAAGCGCACGTTGAAACGGGAGCTCGTCGGTGACAGTTTTCTGGACTATGCTGATAACTACATCAAGAATCTTGCAAACGGCGGCACTATCCTCAGCCGCGAAAGCATGATTAACAAACTCAAGGAGCATCTGGGCAAGAGCCGTGATGGGCGTCAGAATGATCTGCTGTTTCCAGAGGTCACTTATAAGTTTCTGAAGAACTACGAGCGGTACCTTAAAAAGCTCGGCAACGGGGTTAATACCTGTGCTGACCGCTAAGCTGGGGTAAAGCCTGAAATTTTCAATACCGATCAAGGCAGCCAATTTACCTCAAATGACTTTACTGAAGTATTGATTAAGAAAGAAATTTTGGTTTCAATGGATGGAAAAGGACGGGCTTTAGATAATGTTTTTGTTGAAAGATTTTGGAGAACCATTAACCGGGTGGCCGGAGCCAAACGAATACATTTATCTGCATGAATTTAATGACGGAAAAACTCTATTTGAAGGCCTCCTTGAATTTATACAATTCTATAACTTTGAGCGAAAGCATCAATCATTGCTTTATTTAACACCTAATCAAGTCTTCAATGAACGATTACCGATAACTAAAAATAGTACAAAATTGAACAAAATGTAGTACACTTATACATATTAGCTATTTTGTCCAGTTAATGGGGTACACCATAGCTTATCTTAAGAATTTTTGCCTGCGTTAATAAAAAGCAAAAATATAACGAAAATTATATGACTACTCTTGTTTAAATCATAGAAATCGGACCGCTGGAAATCTATTTAATCTGAATTGTTGATTACATTTGGGGAGAGAATTCAGATTGACAAACTTGAAATTAAATGCTGACACAGTTCAGTGAAAACTCTCGGATGAGGCAATTCAATTGGTCAGAATGGCCGCTTAGGCAGCTATTCTACATACGTTCGTACACCCAAACCAGACTACCCTGTTTAAATTCATGCAATCACATCTTTACTCAACGTGTTGTGTAGAACTCACTGTCTACAAAGAAACATTTCGCCCCAACCACTGGCTCCAACAAATGGCCAGTATTTTCTTTCTCATATTTTGGGTGATGCTGGGGCATGCACAAACACCTACCATCACCTCCTTTACGCCCGTTTCTGGTTCGATAGGTACATTGGTCACCATCACCGGTACCAACCTCAGCTCGCCTACTGTTCTCAGCATAGGAGGCGTTGTCGCCATTCCTGTTTCCAACAATGGCACTACCTTAGTAGCCATGGTCATGCCCGGTGCAAGTACTTCCTCAATTTCTGTGACCACCGCGGGGGGCACTGCCACTAGTGGCAGCAGTTTTACGGTAACGTCTACGCCTTTCCCCGGCACACAACAGGGAAACAAGTTGGTAGGAACGAGTAACTCAGGTGCTGCCCGGCAAGGTTATTCAGTTGCCCTTTCTGCCGATGGCAATACGGCGATTGTGGGGGGGGATACGGATAACAGCAATCAAGGTGCAGTATGGGTGTACACCCGCTCTGGCAGCACATGGACACAACAGGGAAGCAAGTTGGTAGGAACGGGTGGTTCAAATAATGCCCAACAAGGTGTTTCAGTTGCCCTTTCTGCCGATGGCAATACGGCCATGGTGGGGGGGTATACGGATAACAGCAATCAAGGTGCAGCATGGGTGTACACCCGCTCTGGCAGCACATGGACTCAACAGGGAAGCAAGTTGGTAGGAACGGGTGGTTCAAGTAATGCCCAACAAGGTGTTTCAGTTGCCCTTTCTGCCGATGGCAATACGGCCATGGTGGGGGGATATAGAGATAACGGTACCCAAGGAGCGGCATGGGTGTACACCCGCTCTGGCGGCACATGGACTCAACAAGGTAACAAGTTGGTAGGAACGGGTAGTTCAGGTGCTGCACAACAAGGTATTTCAGTTGCTCTTTCAGCCGATGGCAACACGGCTATTGTGGGGGGGAATGTGGATAACAGCTTTCAAGGTTCGGCATGGGTGTACACCCGCAGTGGTAGTACATGGACACAACAAGAAAGTAAGTTGGTTGGAACGGGTAGTTCAGGTGCTGCACAACAAGGTATTTCAGTTGCTCTTTCAGCCGATGGCAACACGGCTATTGTGGGGGGATATGGGGATAACAGCCTTCAAGGTGCAGCATGGGTTTACACCCGTAGTGGCGGGGCATGGACTCAACAAGGCAACAAGTTGGTAGGAACGGATAATACAGGTGCTGCCCTACAAGGTTGTTCAGTATCTCTCTCTGCCGATGGCAATAAAGCAATGGTGGGGGGATATGGGGATAACAGCTTTAAAGGTGCGGCATGGGCTTTCACCCGCTCTGGCAGCACATGGACACAACAGGGGAGTAAGTTAGTTGGAACGGGTAATACAGGTTCTGCCTACCAAGGTAATTCAGTTGCCCTTTCTGCCGATGGAAATACAGCTATCGTGGGGGGATTTCAGGATAACAGTGGTCAAGGTGCGGCATGGGTATTTATACCTCCTCCCACCATCACCTCCTTTACGCCTGTATCTGGTTCGGTAGGTACATTGGTCACCATCACCGGTACCAACCTCAGCACACCCACTGCCCTCAGCATAGGAGGTGTGGCTGCCATTCCTGTTTCCAACGATGGCACTACCCTAGTAGCGATGGTCATGCCTGGTGCACAAACTGGCTCAGTTTCTGTGACCACCGCAGGGGGTAGCGCCACCAGTGGCAGCAGTTTTACGGTAACGCCTACCCCTTACCCCAGCACACAACAGGGAAGTAAGTTGGTGGGAACGGGTGGTTCAGGTGCTGCCCGACAAGGTATTTCAGTTGCCCTTTCTGCCGATGGCAATACGGCCTTGGTAGGGGGAATTATCGATAACAGCGGTCAAGGCGCAGTATGGGTTTACACCCGCTCTGGTGGGGTATGGACACAACAAGGGAGCAAGTTGGTAGGAACGGGTGGTTCAAGTAATGCCCAACAAGGTTTTTCAGTTGCTATTTCTGCTGATGGCAATACGGCGATCGTGGGGGGAAATAACGATAACAGCGGTCGAGGGGCATCGTGGGTTTTCGCCCGCTCTGGCGGCACATGGACTCAACAGGGGAGCAAGTTGGTTGGTACGGGGGCGCAAAATGGCGACTATGGTGCCTCCCAAGGTAATTCAGTTGCCCTTTCTGCCGATGGTAATACGGCGATCGTGGGGGGAAAAGGGGATAACAGCAATCAAGGTGCGGCATGGGTTTACACCCGTAGTGGCGGGGCATGGACACAACAAGGCAATAAATTAGTAGGTACAGGTTCAGGTGCTGGCCGACAAGGTAATTCAGTTGCCCTTTCTGCCGATGGCAATACGGCCATCGTGGGGGGAGATGGGGATAACAGCAATAAAGGTGCGGCATGGGTTTACACCCGTAATGGCGGGGCATGGACACAACAAGGCAATAAATTAGTAGGTACAGGTTCAGGCTTACAATTACAAGGTTCTTCAGTTGCCCTTTCAGCCGATGGCAATACGGCGATCGTGGGGGGAATTTGGGATAACAGCAGTCAAGGTGCGGCATGGGTTTACACCCGTAGTGGCGGGGCATGGACACAACAAGGCAATAAATTAGTAGGAACGGGTGGTTCAGGTGCTGCCCAAGGTAGTTCAGTTGCCCTTTCAGCCGATGGCAATACGGCGATGGTGGGGGGATATGGGGATAACAGCAGTCAAGGTGCGGTATGGGTGTACACCCGCTCTGCCGGCACTTGGACACAACAGGGGAGCAAGATGGTAGGAACGGGTGGTTCAAATGATGCCCAACAAGGTTGGTCAGTTGCTCTTTCTGCCAATGGCAATACGGCGATGGTGGGGGGATTTGGGGATAACAGCCAACAAGGTGCGGCATGGGTGTTTGTACCTGCCCCGCCGTCTCCACCTACCCTCACCACCTTTACGCCCGCCTCTGGTTCGGTAGGTACATTAGTAACCATCACCGGCACCAACCTTAGCTCTTCTACTGCCCTCAGCATAGGAGGCGTGGCCGCTATTCCTGTTTCTAATAATGGCACGACCTTAGCAGCCATAGTCATGCCCGGGGCAACCACGGGTACGGTCTCTTTAACCACCGCAGGGGGTAGTGCCACCAGTGGCAGCAATTTTACGGTAACGCCTACGCCTTTCCCTAGCTCCCAACAGGGAAGCAAGTTGGAAGGAGCGGAGGCGGTTGGTGATAACTCCCAACAAGGTTGGTCAGTTGCTCTTTCTGCCGATGGCAATACGGCGATTGTGGGGGGATATAGGGATAACAGCCTTCAAGGTGCGGCATGGGTGTACACTCGTAGTGGCAGCACTTGGGCCCAACAAGGTAACAAGTTGGTTGGTACGGGTGCGGTTGGTGGTGCCCAACAAGGTTCTTCAGTGGCCCTTTCTGCCGATGGCAATACGGCCTTGGTAGGGGGAAATAACGATAACAGCGGTCAAGGCGCAGTATGGGTTTACACCCGCTCTGACGGCACTTGGACCCAACAGGGCGGCAAGTTGGTGGGAACGGGGGCGGTTGGTAGTAACGTCCAACAAGGTGAGTCTGTTGCCGTTTCTGCCGATGGCAATACGGTGATAGTGGGGGGATTGGGGGATAACAGCAACCAAGGGGCGGCATGGGTGTACACCCGCAGTGGCGGCACTTGGACACAACAAGGCAACAAGTTGGTTGGTACGGGTGCGGTTGGTGGTGCCCAACAAGGTTCTTCAGTGGCCCTTTCTGCCGATGGCAATACGGCGATGGTGGGGGGATGGACGGATAACGACAATAAAGGTGCGGCATGGGTGTACACCCGTAGTGGCGGCACTTGGACACAACGAGGCAACAAGTTAGTAGGAACGGGGGCGGTTGGCAGCTGGGTCTTCCAAGGTATTTCAGTAGCCCTTTCTGCCGATGGTAATACCGCGATGGTAGGGGGAAGAGGAGATAACAGCTTTCGAGGTGCGGCATGGGTGTTTATTACCCCACCCCCTACTATCACTGCCGCTGGCACGCTTACGGCTTTTACCACCTGTGCGGGTACAGCCTCGGCAGCACAGAGTTTTACCGTTAGTGGAGCAAATCTAACCGCAAACCTTGTGCTAACGGGCCCAACGGGATTTGAGGTTTCTACCGCATTAGGAAGTAGCTATGGAAGTAGCGTTTCTTTAACGCCAACTTCTGGTACAGTCAGCACCACTACAATTTATGTCCGTTTGGCTTCAACTGCAACCGGCTCTCCTTCGGGTAATGTGACCTGTACTTCCAGCGGGGCTACTACCCAAATCGTCGCAGCGACTGGAGTGGTATTTCAACTCTCTCAAACAGTGACAAGCAATATCACATCGGGAACGGTGGTCATTACGGCCAATCAAATCACGGCTACTAACCAAATCTCCAATGCCAATGTGACCTACAACGCAGGGCTATCGGTGACGCTGCTGCCAGGTTTTCAGGTCACAGGAAATACCTTCAAGGCACAGATTGGAGGTGGTTGTAATTGAGAGTTTGGACGGGCAATGGAATACGGAGAATGAAGAATGGGACACCCGGAAAATGTACAATGAAAACGGTAAACGGAACGGACATTTTTCGTAATTCTTCCAAAGTGGTGTTGTTAACCATGATAGACGAAACAGGGTCTTTGGTATCGACAAAAACAGCTCGGCCCAGGTTTCTTTACCAGTGTAAAATGATGCAAAAAGAGCCACCGAATGATGACAAAGTAGTCCAAGTGTGGATAAGTTCAGAGCGATAAAAATGGGAAGTTTGTAGGGAATAAAAACTCTTACAAACATGGCCAATAATCGCATCAGAATGAAACAACTTCATACACTCATTACCTACCTAGTAAGCGGCCGGAGCAAGCGATGGATAGCTCGCAGCTTAGGGATATCGCCTAAAACGGTAGACACCTATTTGGGATATTTGCATTCAGAAATAGGATCTGATCTAAGCGAGTTATTGATCTGGGATGAAGAGGCCCTTTTCCGTTTAGTTAAACGTCTGGACAGCCCGACCACTCATCAGGAATTAGAGTTGCTTTTTCCCCTTTACCAAAAAGAGTTTCAAAAGGTGTCGATAGCCTTTACCTGA